TGATCTGATACTCCATTCACTACATGCTCACGTGCTCTAGCAATATCATATGATGACATTGTTTCAAGTGCTTTGATAAGATGATCAACCTCTTGAAGAGTTAGAGTCATGGGAATTGTGGTGTGTTTTGTTTATGTATGAGACCTTTGGTGTACCCCATCAGGTATACTTTCTCGATGAGCTCATCATACTGTCTGTGAATCTTATTGAGTTCAGTATCAATCTCAATTTGTTCATCTAATGAGATGTGTGAGCGGGTCTCATCACGATCGTAGTTGTTATTCATTGGATCTCCATGTTTTCCTCATTGTAACATAGATTGGGTGTTTGGCAGCCCTATCACGATAAGTTTTAAAGATCTTAGCACATTGTGCCTTCTCATTAGTCAAACAATCTGATTCTTGTGGTAACACTGGTGCCCCTCCACGATCGCCTGTATGGTAGTAGGGAGGTTTAGTGGCATACTTCCTACCTGAAGAGTGGTTAGCATACCTTCTAGACCTTGTGAACCCCATCTCAAGGAACTTACGACACATATCCATACCAATAAAATCTTCTTGGTCCATGTATCGTGTGAACATAGCATAGATCTGTGTGGCAGATTGTAATGCTATGTCAGGGGTTCTAAATCGCCAATGAGCACAAATAATGTCTGTATAAGGGCGTACCAATAAAACACCTTGTTCTCCCCTTCCAATACGATAAAATTTACGAGTGCTTGGATCTGTGAAGTCAAGTTGTTTGTAATCCAGTTCATAATCAAACTCTTTCATACAAATGCTGTTAATGAATGGTACACTGCTTTGATGGACATGTGTCCGTGGAAGTAACCAGCAACGATAACACTAAGCGTTGCTGCTATCACTCCCAGAAACATCAGGATCGGAACTATCGGGTTCTTCAGTGATGTCTCGCTCGATGATGAACTTTTCTGTTCGTCTTCCTCTATAGTCGAGTGTTTCTGTTCTATACCATCGTCCATTGATCAATGAAGCAAGGTTGTCAAGTTGTTCTTCGTAAGTCATTCGTTCCAGCGGAGCGTCTTCAGATATTCTAACACGTTATCTCGTACCCACATCAGTTCATGGTAGCATTCTTGATTGTGAGCACACTTACGAAGATCAGGATCTGGTTTGTGTACACTCTCGATGAACAAATCCAGTCCCCTATTCCAACGTTCGGCATCAGACATACACTTCTCCAGTTTGATAACTGAGTTATTTACACTCCATTGTAACTCATCACCCTCATTCCATCCTAGTTTCTTAATAATTTCTTCAGGAATGGGCATGATAAGATCGTCACCGTCCTCCTCCAGTGTAACAATACAACTTGTACTTGGGTTTGTATCGTTCAATGTACTTTGTGGCATGTTCTTCACAGGTAAACCAACACTTTTTGTTCTCTGTTTTGTCCTCAAGATAGTATGGGAATGTACCCACCCACGGAAACAATTCTAACTTACGGGAGTTAGTTACGGAAACTTCCGCATCTTTACGGCGCTTCGGTGTTGTCTTTGTGGTAGATGTCCCACGTGCCGTACTCTTCTGGCGAGTAGAAGTAGCTCGCTTTGTAGTCTTCGTAGGTCGAGTGGATGTGCTCTTCGTACTTTTCGTCGAAGTCTTTGTACTCTTTGCCTTCGCTTTCGGAGTTGTAGTAAGTTTCTCCGTGTTCTTCTTCAGTGCTGCTGCCGTCTTTGAGACGGTTGAGCTCCCTTTCCGCCTGGTACTTGAGGAGGTCGATGAAGTCTTGCTCCGTGAACGAGTTGAAGATGCTTTCTTGAGGGTCTTTTGGATCCCACTCGATGATAAACTCTCTTTCGCTTTTCTGGGTGACATTAATCATTTGATATCATTTGATGGAGTGTTGAGCAATCTTGCCATTATATAGTATAACATGGCAGATGGGACACTTGGCATAATAAGCATCCCATTTGGCAGGTTGTAACCTAATGGTAGTAGTAATATCTACAGGTGTTACTCTACCATGTACTCCACTGGGAGCGTAAGGCTTACGCTCATTATCAGTGAATACCTGTGTACCAGTGTAATCTACTTCAAACAATTCACCTGCTGGACTGATCCAATAGCACCCACATGTCTGAGATAGTTCTTTTGTATGTAAGTTGTGTCCCCAGAATCCAGGTCCTAGATCATAGGAGCAGTGAACAGTATCGTAGTACATCAGTCAATATAACCCTCTTCAACTAACCATTTACGTGTGAGTGGTGTCAATTCATAATCTGTCCACATTGTGCCACGAGCACATGATTCTAGTGCTTTCATTGTCATGCCTTCAGTTCTACCTGCCCACCCTGCTTCTGCTTCCCAAGGTACAGCACTCGCTGGATATGTACGCTCTGCTAGTGTACGCCAGATCATAGGAACATCCTCCTCATTATGTATGATAGCAATGAGTGAGTTTTTAATACTACCTGCCATACAATCCTGTGCTGCATGCCATCCTTCATGTCTCATTACACTCATTAGATAATGAGGTTGATCCATGTGTCTCCTGTTGAGATAGATGTTGTTACTCACAGTGTGGTACACACCACGGTGATTCTTGGGGAAATACTTCTCATCAGCAAGGAACACTTTGCTACCAACAGCATTCATTGCTGCCAGCATACGATTAAACTCCAGTGCTACTGGTGTGTAACGCTCTGGGTCATCATATTCTGAGGAGATGTCAAGCAGAGAGAATACTTCATCCACACCATCTGTACACTCACGGAGTAACATACATCCCATGGCATCCATACTATAGAAACCTTTGGTGATCTTATCCTCATTAGCGAGTGCTACATGTGCTGTGCCCAGTGATAGAGCAGTGAGCAATCCAATTACATAGTTTTTCATAGGTTACTTCCAACGTGGTCCTAATACCCAACCAACCAACACAAATCGTTTGCCTGTCTTGACTGGTTTAACTCTATGTCTTGTTCTAGAGTCAAATATACACAGAGTGCCACGTTCCTTTGGAATAGTGAGCATACCTCTGCCACCTGTATCATCAATGATTTGTACATCACCACCAGTATACTCACTAGGATCAGTAAGTTGTAGTGAGAATGATAGTTTCCGTACATACTCCGTGATGTTCTGCCTAGCCACTCCAAATGGTGGCGGAGCATACTGAATCATGTTACTGATATTATCATCAACGTGCCAATGATAGTAATGACCAGGGCGATACTCAAGTTGATGTATCTCAGTCATATGTGTGTCAGTAATGTCATACTGAAACACACGATCATTAGTCTGTTGTATATACTTCCACAAAAATGGACCAATCCAGGTGTCTGGATTGGTCCACGTCAAACCACACCTACGATGTCCTTTATGAGCATGTGCTGTCCCTACTTCTTGATTAAGATCAGCAAAGTGATTGATGATAGCATCACACAACTCCGTGGGGAGTTGTGAATCATAGATTGCCCATGACTTGGGTTCAATGATAGTTTGATGCTTCTTCATGCTTCCAAGAAATCATCAATATCATCAATACGGAAATACAGGATTTCCTCATCACAATCATCTTGGTCGAGCATCATCCACTCCATGAACTCCTCACCAACAGCGATAGCATCTTGAACACGATCTTTCTTCATCAACCACTTGAAGCGGCGATTACGATTTGCCATGATGGTGTCAACTTGGTAGGACACAGACTGTTGCTCTTGTTGAAGTGGATTCATTTGATTACAAGCGAGTTAGCAAGGTGATCGTAACTGACAAAGGTCTTACCCTCTGGCAGGATCTCTACAATAGCACGGGCGAAGTCATTTGGGAAGCGACCGTGGTATCTCCAGAACTTATTTACTTGTTCGGGTTCAAGATCAGCACGTGGGCAAACACGTACTGGTGTGGCATCATAATCGATGGGAGCGAACAGATCAGAAATGTAAGATAACTTCTTCATTTGGTGTAAACATTGTCAAAGGTGTACGTCTGGATGAAGTCAACTGCTGCTTTGTACATTTTGTACTCATTGGGCAGCATATCTTCCCAATCTACAGTGTCTTGACTAGTCCAGTCAATAGTACCATCGTCTTCGTCAACGAGATACGTAACAAGTTGACCATGTTCCATCATAATGGCTTCACCATTGACGACAACATACATCAGTTCGGAGTCCATTGCTTTGAAAGAAGAATTTGTGTACTATAATAATTTAGCAGACAAAGCGTCTGCTGTCAACCTCAACGCTTGTAGAGGTAACCACCTGCCCAGTCAGCGTGCTGGAGCAACCATTCACGTTCTTTGATAACGAGCAGGTTGAAACGAACACCCTTAGCAGGTGCTTTGAAAGATGCTGGTTTGTAAACTTCACCAGTCTTCTTGTCCACGAAAGCGTGGACGCTACGAGAGGGAGGACGATTGTGGTTGGGAACCTCCATGATGATCTTGTGGTACTTACGACCAGACTCGATTACGAACTTGTAGACAGGAGCATCATAACGACCAATCTTGCCGTGGTTACGATCCTTGAAGTTCTGCTCCAGGGCGTCACAGAGCATGAGAGTGTATTTGCGGACGTTGAGTTGGATCTGGTTACGAGCGTCTTGAGTTGCCACGTAGTCAGCGAAGGAAGCGGTGGTCATGTCGTTGTCTGAACTGAGTTCAGTATAAAGGGTCTTGGTGGGGTTGGGGAGGGAGATCATGACAGTTCTAGTTTTGTCCACTCGATAGCGTCAGCACCAGCAGCATCGTCATCATGGAGGTCGATCATGTCAACATCCATGGTCTTGAGACACGTAAGTTTGCTGAACAGCATGTCAATGAATTCGTGATCTTCTTTAGTAAACATAATCAGCAGCCCATGGTTGCCTCGTTTGGTATGAATATAGTATAACCCCCCAGGAGGGCGTCCTGAGGGGTTGTGTGACACTTCGTATGGTGGTTGCCTCAGAAGTCCTCTAGAAGGTCTTCTGGTAGGGTCTCAGGCGTCTCCCACAATTCTTGTTCACTAATTTCTCGAATAATACTCTCTCGGAGTTGATAATCGCCAAAGATGTCGCCTTCAAATTCGTTCATGCTTCAAATACAGGAATAATTTCAGTCTTAAGGTGTTGGGTTTTGTTGATGTGCTGCTCCCACATGGCAGCGTCTTCAAGATTATAGAACACTGCTTGCTCCATAACAAGTTTCTTCTTCTTTTGTTTCATGTACACAACAGCGTACTTCATCAATTACCTCGGGAGTGGTTTCCAATAACAGGGGTCACATGATCTAGGTCATGCTTGTAGACAATCAAGCACACATTACGTGCTGGATCGTCAGGGAATACTCTAACACAGATACTACACGTACCTGTTGCTGGGTCACAAAACTTGACTGTGCCTCTCTCTCCTTTGTAGATTACTTCCGTGCCTACGGGATACATTTCGGTTTCCTCGGTGTGTTGAACTGTTTCAGGCATTGGAGCAACCATAATAAAACTCAAGCGGGGTGTTCATTAACAATCATACACTCTGTTGGTCATGTCTGCCATCTGTCGTTGTAACTCTTCAATATACGTTTCATATCCACGGATCCTTTCGTTTTGATCCTTGATAAGCTCACTCATTTCATCAACCATTGCCTTTTCAGAATCTGTCATAGGTCTGTCGAAATACAACCATACTACTTAGTATAGTTATTTTCTTGAATTTGTCTTTGCTTAACAATCTACATTGTAGCAGGTCAGTCATCCTGTAGGGCACAGTAACCTAGACACTTGACCAACCGTCCTTCGAGCGCCTCGTCTATAATGTCGTGCTGGTCTGCCATAGTCTTAGTCTTATGTGTATCTGTAGACCACATCAAATTGATGAGGAACTTCAGTTCGTTTTCGTCTAGTGTGAGATCAATCGAGCGAGGCATTTTTAATAGATGAGTAGGGTCCACGGTCAAATCCAGACATTTGGTATCCTTCACGGAGAGCCTGGATAATAATTTTATCATACGAGTGTGAATGGAGTGGAATGTGTCGGTGATTGAGATAATCTTCACAATCTTCTGCTAGTGCTTCTTTTAATCCATCGGGCAGGGACTCGAATTCAAACATTAGTTTAATACCTCTCTGGAAGATTTAGGTCGATGTTTCGATATCCTAACATCAGATCCCTCAATTCTTCAGCTTTCTTAAGATTGTTTTTATGATACTTGATGACATCATTGACACAAAACAGCATTTCCTCGTATGCTCGTCGTGCTGTTACATCTTCGTCTTGAAGATAATCATCGATGGCATCTTGCATCCTGTCTCTACGTTGCTGGGCATACTCTGCCTTCCAATACTCATTTGACCCTTGAAATTCAGGTCGTCCTTCAATAGTCATTTTAATCTCCGAACTCTTGTAGTATACCATATCTAATCACCATGACCATAAGACCCATGAGTATCGTGTGCCTTTCGTAACAGTGGTCACTTCATGCTCATACATGAAGACAGAGGGAAATATAATACAATCTCCCTGTTTTAGTTCCATCTTCTCACCACATAGAATAAAATCACCACCCTCGTAGTCATCATTGAACACACCAACGAAACTAATGACTGGAATACCACGCTTTTTACCATCAAATAGACTATGAATATGGTCTACATGCTTACGGATAGATTGTCCTTCATTATATTTGTTGAAGCGTACACCAGAGAACTCACAGTCAACATCACCACCAGGACGATGCTTGACATAATATCTGGCAAGCATTTCCATCACTGGTTTTCTCATCTTGCTCTGTACTTCAGCATCATATGTGACATCAAAATCTTTTATTTCATGAAACTTGCTCTCAGCATTCTGATACCATGTGTGTCCTTTCCAATGACATTGGTTGAGTATCCTGATGTATTCCTCACACTGTTCTGGTGTGAAGATGTTCTCAACCTCAGCATAATGTAGTAAGTCAGTCATCTAATCCGTGCTCTCGTCTAATACGTTTGAACTCTCGTTTCATTTTCCATGTTTGAAACTTAACCATTGTACCAATAGTAATAATATACCATCGTCGTTTGAGTCGTACTACAAACCAGCGGAACTGTAGATCAATCCATGCTGCTACATTAGCATCCATTGCCATGAGTGCTACAATGACCGCTGTTAACGTGAATAACGTTAGATAGTATGACTCTACCATATACACCTCGTTGATGATCGTGGGGCGTTGATTGCTGTCAAGTATGGTTGTTCAGCAACAACTTTAATCTCATTACGATACACACAGTTCCATAGAATCTTCTTAGTACCATTGGTTACTTTCATAGCTTTATGAATGTGATAATGATCAACGGGGAAGCATAGTACAGATCCTTTCTTAGGTTTAACTGATACTCTAGGGTTCATAAACCTAGTATCACCACCATCAAAATCATCATTTAGATAGATGATGTAAGAGAACTCAGCATGGTTTGCTGGTGACTGATCCGCGTGCCAATCGTATGAGTCAGTCTCATTATACTGCCTCAGGATGTTTTGTCCACGCCACACAGTATTGTCACTGAACAACACATCTTGTTCCCAGTTGTAGAATATGAAATCATTGTTGGTGACATAATATTGATTTGCTTGTCTCACCCAGTTCCATGCTATACCATCTAACTCAGCAATATCAGTGAGATCATATGTGTCATTCTCTCTCCTATCATTCCTGAAGTCTGCCTTCAGTGTAGGATTATAGAATCCCACAGCATTGAGGAAATAATTAATCTCATCATCAGGCAGAAAGTTATCGATCTGCCAAATATACTTTGTGTGCTTGGTTACGTTCATGCTAAGAATGCCTCCAATACTCCTGCCTTTGGTTTCACCTTCTCAGGGTATTTAACAATAACTAGTTCTGTCTTTTCATAACGCTTAGTGCCAGACATTTGATAAGGGAATGTTAGATATCTAAACTCGGTCCACCCGTGATACAGTGATCGAACAGCATCGCTGTTGTCATAAGACATCACAAACCCACCTTTATGTTGCTTCAAGGCATCACAGAACTTCTCGTGGTCGAATGATTTATGTAGGGCACCATCTTTGCCATAGTAATGACTCACAGTCTCATAATATGGTGGGTCCAGGTATAAGAAGTCATTTTGGTGTGCTGGGATGGTGTCGAAGCAACTGCCATAGGCAAACGACACGTTGGGAGCATGAAAATTCCTAAGTTTATCAATTCCCACAAGTCTGAACTCTGCTCTACTACGAACGGTAGAACATCCGATCTTACCTGAGTACGAACCCTTGATTGCAATGTAAAATGACAGTGCTCGCTCCCACTTATCCTCACTATCTAACCCTGGGAGGAACGTTTTGTAGTGATCGCTATCAACTAAGGGATAGTGCTGCTCTGCCATGTCGGCAAGGATAGCAGCACCACCTTCACCACACACAATCTCCCAGAAGTCTGCCAGGGGTCTGAAAATGTCATACCCTTGGACCTTGACTCCCTCACTGGCGATCAGCATCTCGGTGCTGCCACCACCCCAGAAGGGAGACACAAGATATTCGATGCCAGGGTTGACATCACGAATAATCTTGATAAGATCCTTCTTCATCCTATTCTTGCCACCAGCATAGCGGTAGAGAGAATGATTGGTTACTTTTTGAGATGGGGCCATGAATAGGTGTTACGGAGGACTTTAGCGGTAAACTTTTCTCTATTATACTTCACTGCCTGGTGATTTGACAACTCGATCATTTCACACATGATCTCCACATAGTCAGTGTTGTTGATCTCACCATTGACATACTTGGCAGCACCAATACGTACAGTACGGTAGATCTGACGTGCTAGTTCTTTGTCACCACGTAGATACTCATTGAGTACAGTGTTAAGAACCTCTTTGTAGTTACCCTGACTACCACCAGGACGTGCTACACCTGCCTTTGTCAATCGGAATGGTTGTAGAGATGACATGCCAATGTTTCTCCACATATACTTCTCATACTTGGCAGGACAGATGTCAAGGTAGTCACATAGATCATCTTCTTCCATAGAAAGAATAGTAACCTTGGCACGTTGACCCTTGTCTGCTGCTTTTTTGAGGTCAGTGTACCACTTCTCAAACTCTTCCTGACCGTTGGCAGCACGTTTCTCCCAACGATTGATGAACTTGGTCATACGAGACTGCTTACGATTCTCATTGACGTTGTACACCACCAGGAACCAGTTGTCAGGATGATCGCCACCATTGGCAATGATGTGCTCTACCTGAAAGTCCAGAATGTTGTAAGGACCAGTGTGAGTGTAAGCACAGCGTCCACCTTGGTTAAGATATAGCTGACAGATCAGAATGCCACGACCATGAGTAGGATTCTTGGTGAGACTATCAGTCTCTGGATCATACCAACCCAATGTATTCTCACCCTCTCCACATACACCTTGCTGCCCTGACTTACGTACCATGGCACGATCAGGTGTGGAGAGATTGTTGTAGAAGTCTTCTGCTTCTTCCCATGATACGTCACGAACCATAACGGCGTCACGTACTACCTGGCGTCCCATAAGCAGGTTTCGTTTGTTGTTAATCAGACCCTGACATTGTTCCCAGTCAAGGATCTGATTACCGATGACACGTGTGATGCTTTCCATTAGACAGTGACAGAAACAGCGGGGAGACCCTTGACGAAGATGGTATCGACAAGGTTTTGAAGGCGTTTGATGGTAGGAGCACCGTAGTTCTTGAAGACAGGGACAATGACCTTGCCAGTGGACTTACGGTACATCTCGAACTTGCCTGGGGTAATTTTACCACAAGCAATGTCAGCAGCGTCGTCTTTGTTAAGACGAATGACACGACCGACAGTCTGTGCCATCTGGATGACATCCAGTTGACGGAGGAACACAGTGTGTGTTAGACCGTGGACGTTGATGCCTTCGGACAAGATGCTGTAGTGGAAGATCACAAACTTACGGTTTGGATCTTTGCCCCAAGCATTGAAGGTGTCGAAGAACTGCTCACGGTTGACCTTGGTCTTGTTCACAAAAGCACCATACTTACTGGTGATGTGAAGGACATCATAACCCTTGTCATGGAAGAAGTCAAGGACATTAGTCTTGGACAACAGGTTGAACATGATCTTGCTGCTAGGAGCAGCGACCAGGATCTTGTTACCATCAGCATCAATGTCGTTGATGAGATTGGTGAGAGTGTCCTTGTCAGATTCGTAAGAGAACTTACCCTTGACTCGTTCGATATCAACCTCATAAGAGATAACTTCAGGAGCAAGAATGCTGCCGTTGTTGACAAGCTCGGGAGCAGGAACAGACTCAAGAATAGGACCGTAAACCATGCTGTTGTTCATGCCACGACCATAAGCAGAACGAGTGTGCTTAGGAGTGGCAGTGAAGAAATAGTAAGACTTGGCATCAACGTTGAGCACAGACTCAAAGAAGTCACGACGGACAGAGTTGTGTGCCTCATCGTAATAGATACAGTCAATGTCAATGCCTGCCTCTACAATACGACGGAGAGAATTGTAGGTGGTGAAGATAACTTGGTGAAGACCAGCAGTCTTACAGACAGCATCGTGACACTGGATCTTCTGAACCTTGGTGCTGCTACCAAAGGAAGTCTCACCACTGTGAACGTGGAAGAACTCAGCATCGACATCACCATTGAAGGCACTCCAGAACTCATCACAGAGCTGGTTTGCCAGCAGAATACGTGGGGCGACCACTACAATAGTCTGTGGGGTGGCAGCAGCAGTCAGACGACGCTGAGCATCCTTGATCATAATGAGAGTCTTGCCACCACCAGTGGGGACAATGACTTGACCGTGAGTGTTGTTCTCAAGAGCAGCAAGAGCACGCTGCTGGTGAGGACGGAGGGTGAGCATCGGTTGCCTTGCTGATGATGAGATTATTATACGGCATAAAAAAGGGGGTCTGCCAACCCCCTGTGCCAGTTATTCCAGTGTCTGTGGTCTCGGTTCTCGTAGACCAGTCATGCCGTCGTTTCCTCGTACATACAATCCATTACTAAAAATAACGTATTGAATAAAATAATCAGTGTCGGTTGGTTTAACTCCTGGGAAGTTATCTCTACAGAATTCATCTGCTGACTCCTCTGTACTGAACTCTACAAATGTAAACTCATTGTACAATAGTTTATCGAAGATAGCAGGGTTCTCCGACTGCATATTCAAATAGTATGCTGAATAGATCTGGTTTGCTTTAGTGGCATCATCTACACCATCAGGACCAACAGTTCTCAACAGTACAATGGTTGATTGTGTTGCCTCTGTGTAGTGCCTCATCCACTCTACAAAATTTCTTGTGGTAACGTACATAATATCAGTCCGTGATGTTTAGGTTTTCAATAACAGCACCAGTTAGTCCTTCATTTAGACTGTACTGATTGATCTTGTCCCAGATCTGTTTTGCTAGTGGTAGACCACCTTCTGCTTCTCTTTGTTTAGCAAGGATAGCAGACTGTTTGATCTCACCAACAATTTGTTCAGTAGCATATTCACCCGTCTCAACAACATTGAACTTGAAATGAGCAGGGATAGAGAGATACTCAGTTTCATGATTTGGGTCTAGTTCATGATAAGCGAATGGATCAATAGGCCATTTATATTCTTCATCCCAGATGAGATAATCTAGCATGTCATCAAAATCTTCTGGAGTTTTGATATTTTCACGTAGATATGTTCTATAAGCAGTCCACAATGCTAGTTCACCATCAAACTTTTCGGTAGCATCTGCTAGTTGTGTCCAATCAGAAGCACGAAGTAGTTTATCTAGTGTTGCTTTCTTGACTTCATCAGTCTTGACGAGATATTCCCGTCTGGTAGCAATGTCAATGATTGCTTTTGACTTGACTACATCAGCATCAACTTGCTGTACCGCTAGTGCTGCCTTGAGAATATCAAATAGTTCTTTTACTTGAGCTAGGGTAAGATCATTTTTTTCATATCTCAACCATTTTGAAGTTTTAGTAGAGAAGTCAAATTTCAACTTTTCTTTTTCAAAGATATGCTCACCATTCTCAAAAACTGAGAAACTTACAATTCTATCGTTTTCGTTAGACCACTCATCTGGTAGATTGTTATGAAGGTTGGTGTTAATTGTAGGTTCCAATTTAGTAGCAAGATATGTCCACTCACCATCCTGCTTCACACGTACAACCATTAGACGATGAAGAGCATCCCATTCAAGAATAGGTTTCCTCTCTTCAGGTGGTAAGATTCTCTCAAATTGAAAATCGTCTGGATTAAACGCCATCTCTATCAGGGTGCTTTATTTACTATTTAGAATGCTTTGATCATCCACTTGGTCCACGTATATGGTGTGACCAGTGGTACTTCATCTTGTGGATCAAATTCGGGGACAGGAATCAACTGCTTAGTTTGCTGTAGTGTGAACGTACCAGGGAGAACCTGAAGACCTACATCTAGAGCAGAGAACTCAAGATCAACAGAGGAATTAGCACCACCAGAGAAAGCTTGTAGTGCTGAGCTCTGTGTACCGCCAGTCTCATTGTTACCATATCCATAAATTTCATCATCATTATGGGCAGTCAGTGAGACATAGTGATTGTGCTTCAGTTTGTTGACTGGGTTATAGGAACTAACAGTGATCTCTTTATCTGGAATGTCAACCGTAGACAAGAACTTACGAGCGTTAGTACCACCAAAAGCACCAGTCTCTCCACTGAATGGAGAACTATCTAGGTCAATATAAGAGTTGATCTCATTATACACAGAACCTGTGATACCAGACTGTTGGATAGTAACAGAACCATACGCACCAGCATTCAGGATACCCTGATATCCAGGGTTAGTACCATTTGGCCAGTTTGAAGTGCTGCCATTGTGCCAACCACTTTCATCACAACCAGTAGATCCAGGTAGGTTATCCGCATCTAGATCATAATCTTCTAGAGCATATCCCCATAGGTTGAATGAGAATGTACCAGATGATGTGAATGTAGCATTAGTGCCAGAACCTAGGTTTGAAGCATTAGGTGGTACAACATCAATACCATATCCACCAGTACCACCCCAGTTAACTTTACCTTTGAACTTACCTGGGTCAGAATTACCAGAGATCAACTCGTGGAAGTGTAGTGGGACATCATAGACCTTCTCAGGATCTAATCCAACAGGACATGTTGTCGAACCAGATGTAAAGAATTCAATCTGTCCAGTAACATCACTATAACCAGTAGTAGTTACCTGAGCAATGCCAAAGAATTCAGAATTTTGTGCTGGTTGTCCAGTAGCAGGAGTTTCTACCTGTTCTAGTTCACCAGTGCCAGGATCAGCAATCTTATCGACAAACCACATACCACCAAATGCTCCAGGTTCAGCATTACCAGGAGAACCAGTTTGTTTTGTTGGTTGATACGATGGTGTCAGTCCAGGAGAAGAAGCAGCTGTTCCATCAATAACACCAGTGCCCTTGACATATCTATTTCTAAGGTCAGGAACTCTAAAGTATGTGGCACTACCTACTACCTTAGCACCATACTCATACTCAAGCACTTCAAATAGCAATGGATACTCTGCTGGATCGTAATATGTACCATCACAATATACGAAACTCGGGAATCTAGATCCTGGTTTGCCATCTAGTGTACCCCAGGAGTCAGACTCAGTGCCATCTTGGAATATAGGCATAATAGATCCAACAGGCAGACCATCAAACTTAGTGTTGATTCTAATCTGATTACCACTGAATGTATTACCAATGTACTTACATGGTGTGATAGAACTATACCACTGACTCTCTAGGGGATCTGATACAGCAGCAGGAGTTTGAACAGAGAATCCTGTTGTAAATGATCCAGCAGTAACAAATGTTGTTCTAGTAAATCCAGCAATAGCAGAAGATGTTAGCTGTACTTGGAACTGATCTCCATTAGATACGTTTGCCTGAGATGCTACAGTATATGAGAGGAATGATCCACCATTAATAGAGATCAATGCTCCATTCGTAGCATAAAGACCAATACTGATACCTGTAGATAGACCACTGATAGTAATAGTTTCGGCAGATGTTGTTACTACACCAGGACCAGTAGCAAGTACGGTAGCGAATGCGAAGTCATTAGGATCTGTACCAAATGCACCACCAATAGTTACATTCCATTCTCTTTCATAATATCCAGCGGTAGATCCAGCAAGACCAATCTTTGTATTGAAGACTCTTGCTTCACCAATAACATCACTAGTAGTATAATTCAAGGCAAGAGTATCAAAGTTTTGTACTGTTGTCTGTGTAACACCAGCACCTAGATTTACACCATTCTTGACAATGTATGCTAGGTCAGTGTTAGCACCCTGGTCACCAGCACCTGCCTCAACAATGAAGTCAACAGTAGTATCAAGACCTTGAATCAAGTTTGTGTTACTAGTATATTCAGTCTCTAGATCAGCAGGGTTAACAGGCAACCAAGAGTAACCATTAGGTGTGCTATCTGCTTCAGCACCAGTAGTAACATTCCATTCAACAGGATCTCCTGTACCAACCGTAATTTCTGTGGTTACAGTATCAGTGAAGTCAGCAGATGATGTAATTCTGACACGGAACTGTTGTCCATTTGAAATGGTAGTACCAGTAGCACCACTGACCCAAGCATTTCCTTCTACACTAATTTCAGCACCATTAGTAGCAGTAATACTTACAGGTACAGTAATACCAGAGATCTGAACTTCTTCACTTGTGGTAAGAGTGCTAATAGAAGCGCCAGTTACATCCTCAAGGAAGAATCCATTTGGTTCAGAATCAGGTGGTGGACCAGCATTGATATCAAAGTTAGAAGTAGTATCACCAACAGTAACAGCAGTTGTGTATGTAGTATTGAACTGGTTACCAGTTGTTGCTTGAACTTGAATATATTGGTTGTTAAAGACCGTAACGCCTGCTGTGTATGCTCCACAACTAGAGGGATTTGAAGTAGTACATACTCTCACGGCAGATGTAATACCAGGAGAATTAGTTGTTACAGATACACCACCTGTAATGCCAGTAATCTGTTCTAAGTTAGAGGAATATGTTGTCTGTACAGTAGCGCCATCTACAGTATCAAACGAGAAAGCGTCGGGTGTGATGTCTTGCTGTGAGTATTCGACATAAATAGCACCTTCTTCGCCAGCAGCAGCACCTTGACCACTAACTTGTGCTGCTGACAACGGTGTACAGTACGTGGCATTGTAGAAAGCACCACCACCATTACCACCAGTAGAGTCTAGATCAACAGTTTGTAGAGTGGTGCTATTTTCTGTGTAGGTATTAATTAGTGTACCAGCAGTGCCATCATAGCCACCACCTCCACCACCAGGACCACCACCCTGACCAGTTCTATCTGGAGCATCATCACCAGGAAGATTTAGGTTAATCGTGGTAGTTTGAACTGTGCCATTTCCACTATGGTTACCATATTGAATAGACAACGGAGTAGCAGTATCGTTACCAGCGCCACCACCACCGCCTCCACCACCAGCGAGGGCGATCAATGTGCCATCGGTGAGTGTAATAGCAGAGGCACCACCGCCACCGCCGCCGCCACCAGAGGCGTCTCCAGGACCAGCGTCACCACCATCACCACCATAACAATAACCAAAACCACCAGAGCCACCACCGCTGCCAACTACATAATCATCACCATCGTCACCAGCATCAGCAGGATAAATTCTTAGTTTGTAGTCGGGATTGCCGAATTGATTAGTTGGCCAAGCACTAATAGGAATCTGTACAAGAACTCTAAGGATATTACCAGCACCACCAGGACCACCTGTACTATTTGGTACGTCACCACCACCATTTCCTCCACCAGCACCGACTAGTGAGAGATAGAATTCTGTGGCAGCAAAAGCAGGGATAGTAAACTCTGTGTAATCAACGAATCCCTGTCCAAACCAAGTCTCTGTAATAAAATCACCAAGAGTGTTGAACTGTCTAGTATATACTCTAAACGTATCAATGATAGCATTACCAGCAATAACATCAGCAGTGTTACCAATTCTATATGACAGTTGTTTTAAACCACCAGATACTGTAGAAGCATTCTGTCTAACAAATAGAATTTGATTTGATGGTAGTACAGTAACAGAAGATCCCCAGTTAACTTGGTCTACACTGAGACTACCAACACCACCAGTAATTGTTGCTGTAGTAGAAGCATCCAGTCCATCTATTTTCACTTCAGCAATTTGTTCTACACCTGGGTCAGACAAGAAGACAGGAGTAGCGTGGAATGGATAAGGAACTGTTCTCTGCTCTCTCGTAATAAGAGTAATAGAATGAGTAATTTCTGTATAAGTTGGTGTTGATGGACCACCAGTTGGGTTACCAATATCTGGGTTACCATCTGGAGGACCTTGTAGCCTAACAGTAGCAGTTACACTATTTTCATAAACATTAGAAGCACGAATCTTCATGTTGATGATATCGTCTTCTTCAACTGTTAGTTGCTGTACCCAAGCACCAGTATTATTCTTTCTAATAAAACCACCAGTGCCATCGATGATAGCAGTCATCTTAACACCTTGACCGTTCAATGATGCTACTAGGTTTTGAGCAGTGGTTGGATTGTTGTTTGCTAGATTAGTGTAAGGTGACTCTAGATTATTATATGTGCCACTAGCATATTCTGTACCTAGACCAGTGATAGTAACATCACCAAAATACATAAAGTCTGGTTCTGCTCTGTTATGTGTAGCGTCAGCAGATACTAGAACTTTTTCATATTCAGCGACAGTCAAAGTACAAACTTCACCACCACCACCAGTAATAGTTACAGTATCACCAATACTATAACCGTAACCAGGATCACTAACAATTAAATTATCAAATCCATCGGTGGTTACCATAACCCTCATACTGTTTCCGTTACCACCAGCAACATCATAATGTGTATTGAGGAGGAATCCAGATGTTGGTGCTGTTCCTGATAGGTTTAGTTTAGCTCCATAGGTAAAGATAGGAGCAATACTAGCAGTATCTGGATATCTATCTACCTCAGTCCACGACTGCCAGTCGTCATCTACATCACCAAGAGTCTGTGTTATTTGATAATTTCCAGATCCATATGTACCAGCAGTAGTATTCTCATAATTGTTGCCACCTCTAGTATAAGTATCACCACCAGTAGCAAATACAGTTACAGCACCACTCCTCTTTTGAGTATAATTAGGACCGTTACGAATTCTAGTATAGAGAGTATCACCGAGAACTAATTGAGCACCAATAGATGAACTCCAGTTACTATTGTCAGCAGAGATATCTACAGAACTCGTAGAGGATGCTCTAAGCACAACATCACCATCAATACCAGAGATGGGAATATTTTGATAAAAATAATCCGCTTCACCATCAGCAGGAATCTTCTGGTCTACTCTATCAGTAAAAGTAAACTGGTTGATATCCTGATCTTGTGCTCTAGTTGTAATACCCCACGTTCTGCTGAATGATGTAGATGATTGATTAATGTTAGTACCAAATGTCTCATCACCAACATTGAATGTCACAACAGTGCTAGTAACATACCAATCAGGAACAGTTACTCTTAGTTGTACTTTATCTCCAGGTTGTAGACCACCAGTACCATCAGCAACATTAGCACTAATAGATGTTCTCCAAGAATCAAAAGCACCATCCCTATAAATTCTAAACTGTGCTGTCGTATTATTTGTATTACTATTCTTAGGACCGTTAGATACAGCAGAGACGCTAGCGGGAATAGGGATCTCGAAATTTGCTAGGTCAACTACATCAGAATAATATGTTGTATTTCTTTGGAAAGTTGTAGTGCCACCACTACTGTTGGTTCCATTAAAAGCACCAGTAAATCCAGATTGATCAGTAAAGTTAAAGGTGTCTGGTAGTGCATCAGGAATTTTTGTACCAAACGTGACACCATCAGGGTCAGATCCAGTACCAATTTGTACATTAACAGTAACCTGAGTATTCCAGGTACTTGGAGTTGGATATCGTACCTGTACTTTATCCCCAGGATTTACGTTTACAGCGGTACTGCTAAATGGCATGGATTACTACTCTATCACGTGCTATTTCTATTTGTTATTTAGGTCAGACTGCCTAACGTTAATCCAAGGACCGTTGTTAATTCTTACCTGAATTGGTTTATCTGCTGTAATCTCTTGGGGTTGGTCTCCCTCAATTTCAAAGATTCTAGATTTATAATGTGGATCACTTGGATCCATGTCATATACCACAGGAAATTTTTTCATAATGTACCCCAATAATGATTAGCAATGCTTTGGAACAAAGCATCTTCAGCAGAAATATCATCTCCTTGAGAGAAGTGAGTCTCGTAAGAATTTACAGATACTGTTTCTCCATCCACAGTTGTAGTAACTGTCTTTCTGACACCTACTTGCTGTAGTAAAGGTCTAATCTCAATAGCATCAACAACCTCTGTTCTTTCTAGCGCCATCTTAGAGCTCTCTTACATTCTGCCAATTACCATTATTTATGCTGACCTGTAAATCTGGATCAGATGCTTTGATCTCTTGGGCAATCTCAATATCATTAACATCAACCTGAGCACTAACAGCATACTCTACAGGATTGTTTGTAATCAAGTCAATGTCTTCATAAGGGAATGTATTGAGAGTATCGGCATAGTTAAAGTCTTCCTTAACTCTAGGTGCTCTAGTTTGGAATGTGACATCAAAACTTCCACTTGGTGTGGTAACAGTCACAACCTTGTTATTCACATTGCCAAATGTATCGTTAGCACCAACACCAGACATACTAGTATTGAATGGTAATGTAGTAGTTCTAAGTTTTACTGCTTGACCATTACTGAAATTGATAGAACCACTAAAAGAATTATTCAAACCAATAAAGTTACCAGAACCAGAGGTAGAAATTGTAGTCGGCATATCAACACCAGCAAGAGTTCCAAGAGTTACGGTAACTTGGGTGCTGGGGTCTAAATTAGTGAATGATGTAGTCCAACCATTAGTATGTGTATTGTCATTATATGAAGAGACAGTAATGTTCTCGGTATCTGATCCGCCACTATTACTAACAGTGAGAGTATAACTTCTGGTAGCAGGACTTGTACCATTAGCATTAGATTGTGGTAAGTTACTAATGTTTAAACTACCACTAGAAGAAACATTCCAACTCTCACCAGCACTACTAGTAATTGTAGCACTAGAAATACCAAGACCACTAGAGTTCCAAGATAATGTAGTGCTATATTGAGGATTTCCGTTACTACTATTCTGTGGGTTTGGACTAGCACTAAAAGAAGTAATAGTTGGTGCTGGTGGTGGATCATATCCATACCAATCTAATGCTACCCCATAAGGACCAGCACCAGAGTTTACCGAGGTAGCACAAATAGTATATGTTCCTGGGGCAAAATATCCTGGTGTAGTTCTAGATGACTGACCACCATATCCACCCATACTAAATTGATAAGCTCCATTGATACGGACATCACCGTAGTCATCAACAGCAGTCCAAAACTTTTGTTTACCGTAGTTATTGAATGTGATGTTCCAGCAATACTGTCTAGTAACGTTATATGTTCCTGGTTCAGTACCACCAATATTATAGTTGTTCATAAAACTGGACCAAGCAGGTTCATAGTATTGAGGTCCACCAGTAGACCTACTAGTCCAATCGAAATCGTTTGTCATCAGATACTCCTAGCGTTTTGCCATCCGCCACCATTTATATTTACCTGGGCGTCTGGTTTGTCTACTTTAATTTCCATAGGAATATCAATATCATTAGCAGTAATTTCTGGTGTGGTAATTTGTGGTTGTGGACTATTAGTAATCAAGTCAATATCTTCAAAAGGATAGTTGTCAATACTATCACTATAATCAAAATTTTCTTTGATTCTCGGTGCTTTAGTTATAATTGATACGTTAAATGATCCACTAGGAGTGGTAACTGATACTGTCTTGGTATTTGTCTTGCCGAATGTAGCATTACTAGCAACACCAGAAAGACTAGTATTAAATGGTAACGTAGTAGTTCTCAACTGTACTGTTTCGCCATTATTGAAATTTCTGGATCCAGAAAAAGATCCACCTAGTCCAATAGCATTACCACTACCACTGGTAGATATAGTACATGGCATGTCAACCCCAGCAAGATTTCCAAGAGTCACAGTCACTTGAATACCAGGGTCAAATCCAGTGCTACCATTATTCGGGAATGATGTTGTCCAACTATTAGATGGTGTATTGTCATTCTTTACATTAGCAGTTTTGGTACTAGCTACTGTTCCACCAGGACCTGTTGCTGTTAATGTATAATTTTTTGTAGCAGGACTTGTGCCATTAGCATTTGATTGTAATCCAGTGTTTACATTGAGTGATCCACTAGCGCCAACAGAGCCAATACCTTGGTTTATACTAACACTATTAGCATATTGTGTGTTCCATGACATAGAAACATTAGCATCTGGAATACCATCAGTATTATAGTTATTACCTACACTAAAAGAAGTGATTGATGGAGAATGATAGTCCCAGATAATTCTGGCACCACCTTTGGCACCAGAGCCAGCAGATCCACCATCATTTCCTGCTCCTCCAGCACCGTAAGCAGCACCTGATCTACCACCTGGGCAACTACCTGAGCTTCCATTTAGGTTAGTTCCTCTACCACCTTTACCATTGCCACAACGTCCAGAGTTTCCATTAGAGTTACCTGCTCCACCACCATCTTGTCCCTTATCATCATCTTCTCCAGATCCACCATTTCTAGTAATGTCACCAGCATCAGAATAACCACCACCACCTCCACCAGAGTCGTCAGTTCCAGTACGACCACCAGTAGCACGAACGTTTACAATGTTACCAGGACCACCTTTAATTTCTGATGTACCACCATTGTTACCAGTATCACAACTAGGTGATGAACCACCAGATGCTACAGTAATTGATAGCGTCTGACCTTCAGAAAAAGTTCTTGTGGATTCAGCAAATCCACCGCCGCCACCGCCGCCACCTTCATCGTCTCCATCACAATCTCGATAACCAGAAGCACCACCACCAATCACCCTAGCGGTGACTTGTTTAGTAGCAAATGGTGCTGTCCAACTGTAACTTCCAGGATTAGTGTAATCGTTTGAGGGCATTTTAAATCTCTCTTACGTTTTGCCAAGAACCGTTATTAATACTTATCTGAGCATCTGGTTGATCTACCTTAATCTCCATAGGAATATCAATATCATCAACATCAATTTGTGCTGATGTAGCATATTGATCTGGACTATTGGTGATCAAATCGATATCTTCATAAGGATAATTATCTACATTATTAGCATAATCAAAATCTTCTCTAATTACAGGTGCTCTAGTACCTATAGTAATATTCCGAGATCCACCTGGGTACGAAACAGTAACTGTTTTATTGTTTACTTTTCCATAGAGACCAGTTTGCCCACTGATATCAGTATTGAATGGTAATGTAGTAGTCCTCAACTGTACTGTGTTACCATCAGTGAAATTTTGAGATCCAGAAAAAGCTCCACCAGAACCAATAAAGTTGCCACTACCTGATGTAGAGACTTCTGTGGGCATATCTATACCAGAAATATTTCCTAGAGTCAGTGTAACTTGAGTGCTAGGTTCCAAATTAGTAAATGATGTATTTGTAATCCAATTACTATTAGGTACATTATCATTACGAGCAGAGACAGTAACATTACTAGTTGTGCTACCACCATCATTTGTTGCTGTCAAATAGTATGTTCTAGTTGCTGGACTATTACTACCAGCAGTAGATTGTGGTAAGTTAGTAATATCATAATTACCATCTAGTGATTGACTACCAAAGTTTTCCCCAGCAGAACTAGTAAGAGTCACACTAGTAGCATATGTTGTAGTCCATGTTAATGTAGTTGTGTATGTGGGATTACTAGTAGAACTATTTTGTGGGTTAGGATTTGCTGAAAAACTATTAATCTGTGGTGCTGCTTCTAACCACGACACTTGGACATATCCATCATTAGCAGTCTGATTATAACTGGCGCTACCAGCTTGACATAAAGAAGTACGGTATCGTGAACCACCACGACCGCCGCCACCGCCGCCACGATTGTTATCCTGTCCAGAACCACCACCGCCGCCACCACCAGCGCCGCCGCCTCCGCCGCCACCGCCGCCACCATCAGTGCCACCTGGGTCTCCACCCTCACCACCGTTGCTGACACTGAAACTACCACTAGCAGTAGCGTTTACAGACTGGACTCCACCACCACCACCATTTCTATTATCGGAAGCGCCGCCGCCACCACCTGATCCACCCATACAGATGGCATTTACACCATCAATTTTTAGTCCTGAGGCACCACCGCCTCCACCGCCGCCACCAGAGTAGGGAGGATCACCAGCGTTACCACCACGACCACCAGCTGCCATACCAGAACCACCGTTACCACCAGCAGCATTAGGTTGGTTGTTTACACCATTTCCACCATTGTTACCAACATAACAGGTGAATGTTCTAGCCTGAAAGTTTTGGTTAACTGTGAATGTTTGTTGTGTCGTTGTACCACCGTTACCACCTTGAGCAGAGGCGTCATTACCACCCCTGCCGCCTCTAGCGCCACGTACAGTTACACTGATACTATATCCATTATCTGGTATGTTGACAGTATACGTTCCAGGCGACGTAAAAGTTGAGGTAGGCATTAGATCTTAATGATATACTCTACTAGGATGAATGGAGGAGTTGCTTCATCAAGTTTTTTGATGTTGCTGGTCGTTAGAGTAACCGTACTTTCTAGACCAAAAGCATCAACATCAGTATCTACGAAATTAAATCTCAGCTCATTTTGATCAGAAATTGTAGTTGATGATGGAAAGTCAATCAAGTGAGCATGAGATGCAACAGCAGAGGATCCTGTGGGAGATTGAATTGTAATTAGTTCGTTAGAACCTTCGTTCTGAGCATTGTTACCACCCTGTGAAGCACCTGTTGTTTCACCAGTGAAGATAGAATCTGCCCACTGTCCAAGATAACTAAACACACCAACACCTGCTTCGTGACCGTGTGCTTGGAAGTTTTGTTCGGACAAGAAAGCATTCAATGTCCTACCATCAGTAGTGGTAGTGTTGAATGTAGGATTACCAATAAACTCTTGAGGTCCAGGACTAATAACTTCAAAGTTACCACTGTATGTAATTGTTGTGCTATCGCCAATCAAAGATACAACATTAATTTCACAACCAACTCTGTATGGATTAGTAGAGTCTTCATTAATTACCTTATCATTCAAATAAGCACCAGAAGCATTACCACCTTGGATATGTTTCGATCCAATGTCAGGCAAAACAAATTGGTTATTAGATACAGTTTGATCAGGTCTTTTGAATTTAGAGTTATTACCCGTTCCCAGAATTTCAGCAAGGATTGGATACTCACTAGCATCAAGAATAGATCCATCACATCTCAAAAAACCAGCAGGAAGATACTCCTTCCAATCTCCTTGGTTAGGAACATTAACTGTAGGTAGTTTGATAGGAAATGGTATAATGGTGCCTGAAACACCACCATACCTTGCTTTCTCTTTGGTGTAATAGGTTGCCATTAGTATGCTCTAATTAGATTGGTAATAGTAACAGAAGCGGTTCTTGTAGTGAATGTAATCTGTAGTGCCCCATCGATAGAGTTTGGAGTAACATTTGGTTGTGCCAAGACGTTAATCTGTTCAACTATATCAAGGTTTGAACCATCATATACAACGTTAAAAGAACCATCATGGTCATGAGGTTCAATAACATCATTAACACCACCACCAGTCAATGTATCATTCAAGAATGAAACAGCAGCGTGGTTGAATAGTGTCTTCGTAATTCCATGTTGGTGGTCAGATCCACCAGTACCATTGTCATAGTTGGGACATTTAATTGTCTGTTGACTATCCGAAAATGGGACTCTATATCCTGGGAAGAATCTACCATTTGCCTTTAGGGCAGTCATGTTGGTATCACCAGCAGCAGAAGTAGCACCAGACTTATCCCTCAAGTTAAAGTGACTTCCAGTTCCAGTGAACCAAGACTTACCAACACCATGACCTACAGCAGTTGTGCCAAATGGTTCGTGTTCAGCAACTGGCAAACTACCACCAACAGAGGCGATAGCATATCTGCCAACACCAGGAGAGAATGGAGAGTTGTCTAGAGCAGTAATATTATTTGTTGGGCTGTTACCAATCCAGAATCCAGTTTCAACAGCAGAACTACCAGCACAATCAAGTGATGTTGGTAGTGGACAATAAGGTCCAAATGGAGCAAAGTATCCTGATGGACAGGGGTGAACTCTATTGTAGAATTCAGTAAAGTTTACTTCTGGTGTAGCAAATACACAGGCACCAGTACCTGGGTTCTCACCAGAATCACCAGTGTTAATTGTTTTATATGTTCCTTCGTGAAAATGCTGAGGGAAATGTTCTCTACCCAATTTTCTAGGACAAATGAATACCTCTTTAATAGAGAAACCCTCAATGATACTCTGTCCTGTAATCACACCTTCAAAGTAAGAATTACCAGTTTGTGTGACAGTAATAGCAATGTCATTGGCAGTAGAAACACCACCATCGTCAGAAAATGTTGTTCCAGGAATTATTAGTTGGTCAGAAACATTATATGATTGTCCCTTAACTTTAGGAACAACATCATATGTCTGATCTGTGTTAATAACAACTGTAAATTGAGCACCAGATCCAGTTACAGCAGCACTAGTATCAGCATTAGTGCCATTTGTTGCTGTAACATTATTATAAACTTTTGTATTAGTTACTGTAGGTGCTGTTCCAGTTGTCGTGATACTAACAATCGTACCCTCTGGGTCTGGAGTATATGTAAAGTTTAGATCAGTCTTAGCGTTAACTACGTTTGGCGGACCCAAGTCTCCAGGTTCAAATCCAGGAACAGAATCCCCAAGATATTCTGAAACTACTGTTAGGGCATCAGAATTGTCGATTGGGGATGGGACAAGAGGAGACGTGGAAACATAGTTGCCAAAATAAGCAGTCGAAATGTCTGCTAATGCTTTGTTATTTGTTTGTGGTAGTCTAAATGTACCACTATAGTTTGGGAAGTTGCCACTAAATTCTGTACCACCGTAGGTATCACGTAGAATACGTGCCAAGAGTGGATAATCTTCTGCTTCTAGTTCAGCACCATTACAAAGCAACCACCCATTAGGAATTTCAGACAGGTTTCCTGTCCAAGGTTGGACACTCCCGATTGGAAGTGCCCTTTGTGTTTTGATTACGTTATATCCTGGCATATTAGATCTCTACGAGCCACCAACCTTGTGTTGTAGATGGAGCACCAGTTGTGGTTCCATCGAAGTTTGAGCTACCTAGGTAAATCAGACCGAAACCAGCATGTGGGGTCTGGACAACAAGTTCACCACCGCCGTAGTTAATATTATCTAGGCTAGCAGGGACTCCACTATTAGTGTTGTCGCCTTGAATAGCAACATTGTCAGGTGCTCTTACCTTGAGCGAGATGTTGTAGGTTAGGTTACCGCCAACATCAACGACTCTAATCATGTCACCAGTGGTTGGATTCTGTGGTAGTTTGAGAGTTGTATCAGAAGAAGGAGCAACGAAGTAGTTGACGTTCGATACAACATCGAATGTCTCCTCACCAGCACCAACGAACTGCCACTTTCTAGCACCAGATGGAGTGAAGAATCCTTCCTGACCAGCGAAGTTCATAGAACCATCACTCTCAACCTCAAAGATTTCTTCAGGTTGCTTGAGTTTCAAGAAGGTAAGTTGGACAGCACCGTTGTTCTGTGTACCCGTGCTATGTGTTGGTGCTGTAATACCAAGGGCACCAGTTCCAACAACAGTGTAAATGTTAACACCATAGAAGATAGTATCACCATCATCAACGGACTGACCAGATACCCACTCAGGAGAATCATCAATCTTATTGAGTTGAAGGTTACCACCGTCAATTTGTAGAGGACCAGCAATATTGCTTTCGGTTTGACCCTCGACAGTTAGGTGACCAGCGATTGTTAGGTTACCAGTGCTGTTCTGGAGGATCATCTTCTGATCGGATTGTGAACCAACCAAGAAGTCACCAACACTAACAGTAGTAAGACCTGTCTCAGAATCAACCGTCAATCTGTCACAGTTTGTACCACCAGCGCCAAAGTCACCCTTGAGGCAGGTATTACCTGTAGCAGAGTCAACCCTGAATGTAGTAACAGGAGAAGAACCACCAGTGGTGATGGTTAGTACCTGAGAGTTGGTAGTTGTCGAACCAGCAAGAGTGAAGTTAGCGTTAACAGTTACATCACCGAGGATGGTGGTGTTACCGTTGGTAGAGTCAACAACAAATTGCTCGACAGGGTTAGTATCAGAACCATCTGTAACTACGAATCTCTGTGGAGATGTCGTATTGATGTCAGTGATGATTGCTAGTTCAGCATCAGTGAAGCGGAGGATGTCTCCCTCGCCAACAGCACCAGAGAAGTCACCTGTGTTGATGTCCTCTAGAGTTCCGCTAGTGGTAGCACTGAGACCACCAACTTCATCAATAAAGCTAACATCATTTGCTAGATCATATCTAATGATCTCAGTGTTATCTGGGTGGTCGGTTCTTAGGAACTTGAAGGAAGAAGCATCAGCACCTGTAGGTAGATTAGCTGGTGTTCCAGCAACCATCGTACCATCGGTATTACGCTGGTTCATTGCTCTCTTGACTTTCACTCTTAGAGGATTGTCAGAAGAGATAGCGTTCAGGTTAGTTAGTTCTTCGATCAGAACTAGTTCGCTATACTGTTCACCAACAGGAGCATCACCTTGTGTGGAATCGCCACCAGTGAAGTTAACTGTACCAGCAGTTGTACCAGCAGCAAATGGTTTGCTTAGGGTAAATGTGGTTCCAGCGATGGTTTGGATCTGGGCATACTTGGTGCCGTCATTAAATGTAGCAGAAGAAGAAGGATCAATACGTACCCAAGTATTATTTGTATCGAAACTAGAAGCGTTAGTAACACTGGTGATAGTGCTGCTGTTAGCAGCAACGGTAGCAGTGAACGCTGTTGGATCGAAGATTGCTAGTCTAGAGCGATCAATGAGGAGGTAAGCACCAATTTCAAAGATCGTGGTGTTAGAAGGTGTAGAGAATGTGAGGAAGTATTGATCATTGGCAGCAGTGCCACCAACAGCATCATCAGTACCACCCCAGAAGCTAGCGTCCGTGTCAACAAATTGACCGATGACCGTTTTAGTGAAGAGGTCAACGTTAGAGTTATCAGTATCACCTTGATCGTGAGCAGTAGCAGTGGTAGAAAACGAACCTCTACGTACCTCGAACTCACCAGAGTTAAGACCACCAGAGAGTGTTACATCACCCTCAAGTGTAGAAGAAGACTTAACGATCAAACTGTTGTTGATCTGTGTAAATCCACCCTGAGCACCGATATACATTCTGGAGACAGAGCTACCAATGTATAGTTTCGATGTGTTCAGTGTGAATAGGTTAACACGATCAGCAGGAGAACTTAGAGTAGCGATACCCGTTCCAGTTACTAGTGCTGTACCAATTGCTAGGTCACCATCAACTTCAGTAAATCTAGTTTGGAACTTAACAACCGAACCAGAAACGAGAGAGTTGGATTGATTGGAGTAAGCACCACCAATCTTGGAGACAGAAATAGCAGCAGTGTCAGTTAGACTTGGTGTACCAAGTTCTAGAACCGACTTGAGACCGCCAGTGTGAACCTTGAAGATAGAGTCTTGACTAAATGTACCAATGTTAACTTCCTGGTTTTGAGCAGTTGGCGAGATGTTGATAACCTGAGGAGATGCCTCGGTGGTATCAGAACCAGAGACCGAGTTGCCGATGAACAAGTTCTTCGCTTCAGAAGCAAAGTAAACAGTGGTAGCACCACCATCAATGAGACTGAAGGAAGTAGAAGTAGTGGATAAAGATCCACCATTGACTGCTAGGTTCTCTTCAAACAGAGCGTTCTCTGTTAGTCTCATGTCACCAACAACTGTTAAAGTGTGGTTAGTAAGACCATCGGAGACGTTAATACCAACTCTACCACCAGGAACAGTTCTAGCAGTGCCAGTAGATTGACCAGCATGTGGACCTTGTAGACCATTCGTTGTAGCAACTCTAAATGTTGCTTCGACATTAGGATCAACAGAGTTACCACCAACTAGTAGAGCGTTGTTGACTTCAGCAAACGTTCTGTTAGCAAGTAGTGGGAAGTTATCATAACCATTGGTAGCAAGAGTCTTACCACTGATGAATGCTGTACCAACAACATCCAAGTTTGCTCTTGGTTGTACAGCATCAGAAGTGAATCCCTGTAGATAATCACTATGAGCAGATCTTGCTAGGGTGTTGATGCCTAGTCTGTAATCACCATTATTAGCGGTGTCAGTTCTAAGTGTTTCAGCACCGATTAGAGCAGTCTCAGTCCACTTGGAGAGCGAGACAGAGATAACACCACCAGCAGGAATAGCAGTAGGATCATCAACCTGACTGGTCTCGATGATAACTGGAGCATTAACAGAGAATCCAGTACCAGTTACTGCCGTAACCTCTCTAATGCCGTTGACATTGAGGAATCTACCTTCTAGACCAGAGATCTTAACGATAGAACCAAGGACAATATCATTAGCAGAAGGAGATTCGCCTGTTGCCATGGTGAAGGTCACCAAAGAACCACCAGCAGCAGTAGAAGATGCTACGTTAGCAGTGATTGGGTTGTAGTAGTTAGCATAGATCCAACCAAGAGAACCAGTTTGACCAACTTCCTCACCCTTGAGTAGGATGTCGCCAGCAAGAGGACCTTCGCTTGTAGCTAGAGAACCATACTTAACCTCAATACCCAGATTACTATTAGTTTGATTAGGTGTCTTATTAGTTGGAGTATTACCAGCATTCTGATCAACGTGAGTTCTGATGCTATAGTCTTGACCAGATAGAGTGGTGCTACCACGTGGATTTAGTCTGTATATAGCAGAGAAGATCTGGTTCTGATGGATAACAACATTACCCTCAGAAGCAATGGTGCTTCTGCTCCAGGAACTGGAGTCTAGAGTTAGGTCACCACCGTTGCTAGAAGAGACGTTAGAAACAACCGTGAAGGCATTTGGTTCGTCATCATCAACGTTGATGGTTACAGGGTTGTTGAACAGAGCGTTGCCGTCAACTGTGATCTCTTGCTCGAAAGCAACAGGTAGTTCGAAGGTTGTAACCAGACCACCAATATCACCACCGTCATCATCAGACGATAGAAGTTCAGCACGCTCAAGGAAGGTTTCTTCACCCGTGATAGCGTTGATCTTACGGTTACCGATATAGAGGTCACCGTTGGAGTTCAGACCAGTGTAGAAGACGATACCGCCGTCTTCACGCTTCGCCTGGGCGTAGAAGTCTTGGATGTCTTCCAGGACAACTTCCTGACGAAGTGGGAAACCAGTTGAGTAGTTACCAGGACCGAAACCAAGGTATTCAAACGTATGGTTACCAGATCTAGCGATAGAAGGACGACGTAGTTCAACGTATAGTCTCTTCTCTGTAGGATAGATCGAATCACCACTAATTGGGATTAGTCTGTCTTCAGAACCAGAAGCAGCGTTACCATCTTGTGCTTCGATGGCATTAGTTGTGTACTCATATCTTTCTAGAGCAGGGTTCTCGATGAAGTCAAGAATAACTTCCTTAGTTTCACTGTTCTTGTAGTCATTAGTGGTAACAAGACCATGGATGAAGTTGTCAGCAGCACAAATAGTCGGTGGAGTATCAAGGATCGTGGCGTCTCTGGTATCGTCAGGACGGATCTGGAACCACAATGGATCGTTCTTGTAGTCTAGAGGATACAGTTGACCAATAGGTTGAGAGAACTTAAATCCACGGAAGTTGGTGCCAATTCCAGGACCAGTTGGGAATGGTGAAACGTTACCCTTGACACAAGTTAGATAGTAGATACCTTCTTGCTGGTTAGGAATACGACGCTTGATCTCTTCAATGTCAAAGATGTAGAAGGTGTCTTCGATCTGACCAGCATCAGTAACAGAAGCAATCTCGTAGTCGTTACCATCATCGTCAGTGATAATATCACCAGGAGTCATGGTAAGAACGTTGGAGTTCTTGTCGCTATAGAGGTAATCCTTTCTGTCAGACTTGCTTAGCGAGTCATTAGGAGAACCAACACTATTTGGTTTTGCTTGTAGGGTAGCATAGATTAGAACTTGGTTACCATTAGCATCCAGTACAGGATCATTGTCAGCATCCAGAACTGGTTGAGAGAATGTAGTGGCAGAGTTCTTATCATATACAACGACATCATCATCTAGACCCTTAAGGACTAGGTAATGCTCATCAGTGCCGTCTGGGTTGAAGTAACCTTGAACAAAACCGAAACCAGAAGAGAAACCGTTCCAGGTAATCTTGTTAAGATCATTGGAGGTAGAAGTATTGATTCTGAAGTTGCCATCACCACCCTGAGGAGCATTGATTCTAACAGTTACAAACTGCTCGTTTCTTACAGCGTCATCAGTGATTGTGTGGTCAAATACGGTTAGTTCTAAGTAGTTAGTGCCACTAACATCAACCTGTCTAGCAGATTGGATGCTAAAGGCAGTCTTAGAAGCAACTCTATCAGATGTAATCTGCTTGACCTGACTGCTTAGATATGGATCGTAGTCAAAGTTAGGATCAAGGGAAGCAGCAGGAAGACCTAGTTGCTGGGCAAGTGTACCACCAGCAGTGAGTTGAATTTGTGTCTCGAATAGAGCAACATCAGCAAGACCAGAAGCAGTAGGCTTCAGTAGAATTCTCTGTGGTAGGAGTTTTCTTGTCTCGTCAGTTCTTGCCTTGATAACGAAACCGTTGAGAGGATCACGTACACCTTCAGCATACTTAGGAATGACATAACGTAGACGATAGATCCTATCCTGAGCAGTTCTCTCATCCTTGAGACGCTTATAGGAAGTGTTCTTAGAACGAGCATCCTTGAGATCTTGACCGATCTCGTTCATTCTTGCCTGAATGTTTACAGCAGGATCATAATCGTCTGTAGTTTGAATGTACCATTGACCTGTAGTTGTCTCTCTGTTTGCCTCAGGTAGAGCAGAATCGTCTCTAGTTGGGTCAAACTTTACAGGAGAAACACGCTTGTTAGCGAAGACATAGAAGTCTTGACCGAAGTTAGGAGCAAACGTGATTCTAGGTGAACCAGCAACTGCTTCTGCCTTGGTGTTAAATACAGCGAATGTCTTAGGAGTGACGAATCGTACATAGTAGAACTGATTAGTGTTGACTTCAGCAGTAACACCACCAGTTGTAATCTGAGGTAGGGTAGAACCAGTACCGAATGTTCTGAAGAAAACTTCATGTACAACATTTTCAGTTCCAGGAACGTCAAAGATGTGTGGAACGTCGGTCTCTAGAACGTCAGTTAGACCAGTTGGGAAGTTACAGACATACTTGTGGAGATCATAAGACTCGTCAAGTACAAACTGATTGATGCCAATTTCTACATCATAGTCAACAGAGTCAGTCTCTGGAGAATACATGTAGATACCAGCGGCGGCATTCTCCTTCGTCGTTGCCAACATCAACTTAGTTGTATTGGTCTTCTCAAAGACGTTAGGATAGGTAGCGCCATCAGAATAATCTTCTGGTTCAGTAGTTCTGCCAGGAGCAATTACATAGTAAATGGTGTTAGTGTCGAATCCTTTTGGAAGTCTGATAACACGCTTGTCTACTGTTGTAGGATCAACACCAGATCTGATCTTAGGAACAAGTCTTACAGGAGTTCCAGTCTCAAACAGGTGAGGATCGGAAGTAGAACCACCAGTGTTGATGGTGAACAGAGTAGCACGGGAAGCGAGGTTAGCAGTGTCTACAACTGGTTCAACTCTTGTAGCAACGTTGAAAGCAGGTTCTGTTCTGGTGATACCAACTAGGTTACCAGGAGCAGCATCTGTACCGATTGCTTGAGTGATAGTAGCAGTGAAGACGGTGATGGAGCTAGCAACGTCAGCACAGTCATTAGCGAAGTCATATACTCCAGGTTGACTGGAAGTATCACCAAGAACATTGTTGTCGATGGTCTGAGTCAAACCATGAGAACCTTGGATAGTAATTGGTTCGTTTCTCATAGCAGAGATCGCCAGATCTCTCATGTTTGTGTAAACTTCTACTGACTCGTCTCTTTCGTCGTTGAGTAGTCCAGGTTGCTGGACGTAAAGTAGAGCAGCGTCATATACTCTGTCGTTACCGCCGTACTTAATGTTGTAAGCAATAGTTTCTAGAACTGCCTCAACGTCATCAGTACAGTTTACAGATCCACCAGGAACAGAGAATACAGGGTTGTTGATGAGCATTCTATCGACTGCCTCAGCAGCGATAAACTCCTTATTAGCAAGGATTAGGTTATGAGCATCAACTTCGGTGCCGCCAAGAGGTGTTAGACCATTGTTGAGGATCAAGAAGAACTCAGTGAAGTAACCCTCGATAAGAGTGAGGATGTCATTACACTCAGGATAACCCTTATCAGCAGCATCCCAGACGCTAGTGTCTTGAAGTACAGAACTGTCTCTTACTGGGTTGATATCACTGTAACCACCCTGTAGAACATCATCGCTATCAGAAGTGGAAGCAGTTTGTGGGAACTCGAAGTGTAGATAAGCACCAGAAGTAGAACTGTTAGATGCTACAACAGCATTACCAAATGTAGCACTGATGTTACCGTTAGCATCTGTAGTTAGGACAGGAGCAGAGTTACCGATTTCAATTCTAGAACCATCAATAACACGTCTGACATAAGCATTTAGTGGTAGTAGAGCAGAACCACCAGTTACCTGAACAGCATTATCACGATTGAGTCTACCGTTGGTGAAGTTAGTGGCATTGTACTCATACTGAGTAACAGTCATACCAACTAGAATACCAGCGGTGCTACCAATATCAAGAATAGCAGAACCAGCAGTGACTGTAGGATTCTTGATTAGATAATCAAAATTCCTCATAGCAGCGATAGTCAAGTTCTTAACGTACTCGTATGCTTCGATAGATTCGTTGAACTCACCATCAATATAAGAAAGAGTACCACCAACGTAGTAACCTTCTGCTGCCTGAATAGTATTGATGTTACCACCAATTCTCAAGTCTTGGATAACAGCATCAACGATGTATCCGATGTCTCTTTCACACTTAGAAATAGTGATGTTAGAGTTGTTTTGTAGTTCAGGATAACGGGTGATGATGTAGTTGTATGCCTCTCTTTGGATGAACTCTTTGTTCGTCTCGATAAGGTTAGAAGCATCCTGGGCGTTGTTATTGATCTGAACGCCATCTGGGTTTAGAGTCTCCAGGGAAGCAGTATACTGTCTGAAACCAGAAGGTGAAACAGTGGACTCATAGATGTCATTGCCACCACCCAACTTAGGTAGTTTGAGGTATACTTTATCGTTAGTTAGAGCACCGAGTCTATATCCGTCAATAGAAGTAGCGGGTTTAATGAATGGAGAATAAACATCATCTCCAGAGTAGTATAGTCTGGTCTGGTTACCATCAACCTTAGTTGCTTGGTTAGATAGAGGATAATACTTAAGATCTTCCTGGTTGAAGGCGCTGATATCAACTTTCTTGACAGGAACGATGTCAGTAATGTATCCACCTTTGTCTTGGTTAAAGGAGAATCCTTTGAAACCAACAGAGTGAAGTGATGTATTACCGAAGTTAGAGTTCGAGTTGGTGATGGACATGTCACCACCACTTTCCATCAAGAAGTGATCGAAGAAACCAACAGCAAAGACCGAAACACACTGGATGAAGGAGTCATCAGAAGCACGGATGTGGAAGTTTCTCCAATCATCCTTCCAGTAAGCATCACCCTTGGTGTGATAAGCAGTGGTAGCGAAAGCATCAGTTAGAGATGCCTGGTTCCAGGTATTGCTGAACTCATCGTAGCGGATGAAAGCACGGTCGTCCTTCTGTAGCGAAACACCCGTATACTGGGCAACAACCATCGACTTAAATCCAGTCGCCTTAGAACCATCTGCCCACATACCACACTGACCCCAGGTGGATCTGATGGAGCAGTTAAAGACGTAAGGAGAAGCAGATTCAACCGAGTCGATCTCTGCCTGTGCTCTAGCAGCAAGACTTAGATCAGGTGTAGTATAACCAACAGTGTTAATGTCTAGACCCAACTGTTGAGGAGTTGTATCTACCTCATAACGGAACAGTTTAGGGTTATCTTCATCGATAGCAGTAACCTTGAATGTACCATTCAGGGCATCATTGAGTCCAGTGTCAATGATAGCGATGTACTGCTCTTTGAAGTATCCATGAGCAACTTTGGTGGTTGCTTCAATAACAGTCTTACCATTGGCAAGTTGCTCAACCAGTCTGATGTTAATAATACTTCTAGTATCAGATAGAGGACCAACAATTCTGTTTTCCTGTGGCAGAGCAGTAAAGTCGCCATCATCAATTGTTGGTTGGAATAGAGCAAATGCTGTACCGACTTTATCGTAATACAGTTGTAGATCATCTGTATCAGCATAAGTCATGATACAGATCTTATGGTGAGAATACTCAGGAATGGCAAGTTGAGTGTTGTTGCCTTTCTGGAAGTATACTTTACCTACCTTAGCACTATTATCATATAGTGGAGAGTTCGATGATAGATCACCGTCCTTGATCGTGAACTGCCAGAGATAGCAACCACCAGTTAGGTTGAAGATGGAGGTTCTTTCGGTAGAGGGATCAGCGGGGTCAGGAACATATAGAGGACGAACGATGGTACGACGAAGGTCGTAACCAATAAGAGAACAACCTCTAGGAACAATAGCGCCACCAGAAGCCGAGTTAAACTTGTAGAGAACATTATCTGGATTAGAAAGGTCTAGGATGCTATTGTCCTGCCATTCCTGTAGTGCTCTGTTATAGTTGAATACAGGGATATCACCAGTAACCTGTACACTGTTGAGACTATCAAGGTCGCCATCAGTAATAACTGTGGTGATGATGCCAATAAGAGTATCGATGCTTGCCTGTACATCTACACAGGTAGCAGCGTTACCTGATGGTAGGTTTGGAACAATAGGATCATTTGTTTCATAACCAGAGTAAGAAGCAGGACCAGCAAGGATAGTGAGATCCTTGGAATACAGTTGGTTAGTAACTGCCTTCTTCATCATTACGCCAGCATAACTGAAGGCGACAACTGATTGTGCTTCTTCACCGACAAGACCGTTACTAATTGGTAAACCGTTCTTGTCAAAATATGCTTTGGTGGCAGCAATAATACTACCGTTACCGCCGTTGCCAAGGTCAGCAGCAACAGCATCAACAATATAACCAATGTCACGCTTACACTTTGCTGCTCCGTCTTCTACATCAGCAACAGTTTCTTCTACAAAGTTGTCAAGACTACCTTGCTGGAAATAAGTAACAGGAATAGCAGCAAGAGTATTAACAAAAGATCTTACATTTTGGCAAGAAACATTATTGTACTCAATACCACTTCCAACAGGTCCATTTGCTGGATTTGGATCGTGAGTAATAGATAGATCTTTGTAACCAAGTTGATTGGTTAATGCTTCCATCATCAAGTCTCTTGCTGTGTTGAAAGCAACAATAGACTCTTGCTCTTCTCCTTGGAGACCATCATCTACCCAAGAAGTTCCGCCAGCATTGAAGTAGTTTTGAGTATACTTTCTAGTATAGACGTTACCACCACCAAGTGAAACGTCAAGTGAGATAGCATCAATAAAGTAACCAACGTCACGCTTACACTTTAGTTTGCCTTCACTAGCATCTCCAGTATCTTCAGCAGGGAGACCATTAGTATTGCCAGCAGTGAATACATCACTAACAATAGTGGTTAGAGTATCTAGTGCTGTCTGAACGTTAGCACAAGAAGCGGAATCAGTATTGGAACCAGTAACAGGGTCAGCAGTTACAGTAAGGTCCTTCGTCCAACCAGTAATATCATACACATTACCATTTAAGGTAACACTGCTTTGGTTTGTTAGTGCTGCCTTCATAAGGGCAGTAGCGTTAGCAAAAGCGTAGAGAGATTCAGTCTCTTCGCCTGCCAGACCATTGCCAATCTGAGTTGTAGCATTCTCAAAATACTGAAGAATAAACTCTCTAGTATACTGGTTGCCACCATAGAATAAGTCAAGTGCTAGGTGCTCAATATAGTATCCGAGGTCACGCCTACACTTAGTTTCGGTTGTGTTAATTGCTGGATAAGCAGCAAGAGTGTCAGTCCAAGCAATATCAACAATATCTGCTTTGTTCTGAAGAATCAAACGATAAGCATCGGCAAATCTGCTAGCACTATCAGTTTGTGGTTCATCAGGGAAATAGAAGTCAGGGTATTGAACAGCAACTTCAGCAGTAGATCTTGCTTGAATATAATCTCTGTTTTTCTGGATCAGACGATAAGCATCATAGTATCTGCTTTGGTCATCAGCAGCATCGTCACCAGGAACTACCCAGTCTGTACCCCAGGTAACTTCATCATATTGAACAGCAATCTCGGCAAAAGAACGGTCAATAATCTCTTGACGGTTTGCTGTAATCAGGTTCTTAGCATCAAAATAACGCTGATTATCACCAGATTGCAAATCTACAAGACCAGGACGGTTATCAATAAAGTGATCACCAGGCATCAGCATGATGCTAAATTGGTCAAAACGGTCAGGTACAGATTCTCCGCCTTCAGCAGGTAGGAACGAGTATCTTGCAACCTCAATAAAGGCTCTCTGGATAGTCTTAAACGGACGTAGAGGACTATTACCTCTATTGTCTAGTTCATCAGTAGCATTAAAGTCGTCTGGCGATACGTATAGGTACTTACCAGTCTTACTTGAGTACAGATTATCAAGTCTTGTAAGAGCCATAATTAGCTAAACCCTGGGTTGTTCTTCTTCTTCAATGTATTTATACAAGGCATCGTGCCTCGATCGGCAAGAATATGTTTGTGTTTAGAACGATTCTACCCTCATATTCTTGGGGTGGTGATGAAGCATGATTAACTTCATTTTCAAACAGAACCATTCTACCTGCTTTAGGAGTTACTCGCTGTATGATATCCCAATCGGCATCGAAGAAAAATGTGTCTCCGTCAGAATCATCGACATAGTATAGACATACAGCAGCAAAATGATCATCTGGAATTTCTCCCAAATAATCTACATGAGGTGGATTATAAAATAACGGTTTATCACAAATTTGCTTGTGCATCAAATTTGCTTTCATCCTATGAATATTGATATCAATACTTTTATTTTCTGATATCTGTTCAAAAAATGATCGAATAAGGAACATCATCAGTGCTTCATGTCCACCTGTATGTTGTTCCCAACCCTGTATAATCATAGGATGGACCATCATTGACGAATCAATTACTTGATCGTTGTCGTCAAATTTTGCCCTAACTTCATGTGGCACTGTACTCCACTTGGTAGATGGAAGATACCAAGGAAAATTACTGGAATACAGTGTATCTCGTATAATATTACGTAGTTCTGGTGCTATCCAATCATCATATACGTTGATCATACTACCTCCAAAATGTCGGTAAGAGGACTTGAACCTCCACGTCATAAAGACACTGGAACCTAAACCCAGCGCGTCTACCAATTCCGCCATACCGACTTATAAGGGGCGCTCTTTCTAAATAGAGGTCTTTTGTACTCCCCTAGAGCCACAAGTCGGACTTGAACCGACGACCTACGGTTTACAAAACCGTTGCTCTATCCAGCTGAGCTATAGTGGCGGGTGAGTCGGATATGATGATCCCGACTCGTATGGTAGACATCGCCTACCAACGGGACTGAAGGGACTTGAACCCTCGACTTCCTGCGTGACAGGCAGGCGCTCTAACCACCTGAGCTACAACCCCATACGTTTGAACTCAAATCTGCCATACTTTGATCCCCAAATTTGATGGTGATCTTTCTGACAGAATCCAAGATCTTTCACACAGTAATGGGTAGGAGTCAACTCTATCTCGTTATTGAGATAGGTGTCTCTCCCATTCCATTCTACATAACAATCACATCCTGTCAACCCTCCTCGAAAGGAGCATCCATCGAATGTGAGGTTGACTGTACAACCATCTTTTAATTGTATCATGTCTTTCGTCAATTTGTCAAGGTTACGACCATTAATAAATTGTTTGGGATCAATAATCTCGTAGTTGTAGATTCTAAATGAATCTGCTTCTTCTACTGGATGAAGAACAAATTGACGATATGGAGCATTTTGTCTATAAGAATAACCTTGCTCACCATAAAACCACCCATCCCAAATAGGGATATGAGTGACCGTAATCATAGCATACTTCGATGGATTTGAAAATGCTTGAATTTTGTTTTCAAATTTTCCAGTTAACCAAGAATTCAAAGTTTCAATCATCTTGTGGTAATAAAGCAGGATTATCTAATTGGAGCTCAAACATCAGTGGGTGACATTCTTCCGTCACAAGATATGACGACCAGAGATACATTTCCTCATCGTCCCAGTCACGACCAGCGAGTGCTTCTGCTTGAACTGCTGGATGATCTTGTACAATAAGAGGTAGTTCATCAAATGTGTAAGGAATACCTTGGATGAAATACATCCTAACTACCATACCCATGTAAAAACAATATTGTTGTGATAGTTGGTATTTCATGTTGAATCCCTAACAAAGTTATTTATGTTACACAAACATGCCTCGATCGCTCATATAACGTAGTGTTTCCTTCAAACCACCAACGTGTTTGAACCCGATATTAATTTGTGGATATTCGGCTTCTTCACCGAATTCTTTATCAAAACCTTTTTGAGTAAAATGTTGCCCTAATTTGTATTCAAGGAATTCACCACCAAGTGTTTTTAGTAGTGATGCCATACGCTCACACTCTTGACTGCCGTTGCTGTAAATTACTACAGTTTTATCCATTAATCGCGTTGTCTCCAATCGTCGGGTTTGTCTTGTTTGAACCAATCTACAATTTCGTCGGCACCTGAGAACCCCGTTATGTGATTAGATGGGTCGGGGTCTCCTAGTCCCATCTTATTCATAAAATCATCCACACTGCCCTCCTCAATCCCCTTGGACTGACGACGTGCCTTGTTCAACCAGTCACGGGCAGTGGTATGACGTTTGGCAAGTCTTTCTACCCAAAGCATATCTTCTAATTGAACTTCTTCTTTGTTAGCGATACATCTACAGATGTATTCAAGTCGTAGTCTGTATTTGGTAGAAAGCATATTATTCTTCCGAGAGATAGTGCTCTAATTGATTAATCCTGTTGAATTCTTGATATGCTCGTTCGGAGCGTTCATGAAGAACATCACGGATATCATCCACAATGATACTAGGGTCTACGTAATCGTCAAGGTACTTATCGACTGCCTCTTTAAGGTAGCGATATCTGTGCCATTCCTGTGAGTACGGTTTGTAGTTCATAATAAAGCTGTATCGATGGTATTTATCTGTTGAACCCTGACAGAGTTATTGTACTGGGTCTTTAGGGATTTGTCAACCAGTTGAAATTGATCACTGCTCTCATGGGAGCATTGGTATGGTACTGTGGAGTGTGATTGTACCAATTTGGAAAAATTACCATCCGATTCTCAATAGACTCAATTTCTTCACCACACTTAAATACTGTTTTGCCATTATTCGTGTTAACATAGTAAATTGCTGTCATTCCACAATGTAACTCTTCTTCGGGAACATCTACATGCCAACCAGATCTCATAACAGACTCTTTACACAATGTGGCGTTTACTTTTACCCTAGTGAGTTGTTTTGTGGTAATTTTTAGTTTTTTCAAAAACGGAATAATGATCTTATAGTCATTTTCCTGTTCTACCGCTAATTTGCCATTTCCAACGTGTTTTGAATATATCAAATTTACCAATTGTCGGTCATATAACGAATTCATCGTTATTTCGACATTTTTGTAATCCATCAAAGATGGTCCACATGTCCATTTGAAATTACCGCTTAAAATGTAATTGCTGATTTTTTCAAAACTATTAGGATCTAGAAAATTATCAATAATTGTTATTTCATCAAGTTTATACATAATCAACTTTTTTCACAAAAAAAATGGCGGGAAATTTTTTTCGAAATTCTGGTAACTGAAAAGTGAATTTCAGTTTAGGTAAATCAATGGAGCAAATACTTTTACCTCAGCAGGTTTGACGCTAACATAAGCACCATTGTTCTCAAGTTTTGACTCGTCTGGTTTCATAGTCAGTTGAGTGGTCTTGTTCTGTGCTAGTGACACTTCCTCTGGTTTGATTGTCATCTTGGCAGTTTTGCCGTGCTCAACGATAACTTGCTTTTCGTCGATGTTAATAGCACCCAACGCCTTACCAGTAGTAACACTAAACTTATTCTTGTCGGTTAGTTCTAGTGAAGCAAGTTGTTTACCAATCTCAAACTTAAATCCATCTTGTGCTGCCAAGAACTCTTGCTTACCACCAGCATCAACTAGTAGAGCAGCGAGAGACTTCTTCTTAGGTGCTGCTACCTTAACAACAAAGGTCTCTTGCTGTGATGAATTAGCACCCTTTGCTTCTTGACCCTTGACTTCCATCTTGCCCTTGCCGTCAACAATTTGAGAGAACTTACCTTTGATTGCCCAAGCAGCGTCTTTATCTACATTAATGTTGTAATGACCCTCAGTTCCTAGTGTGTAGTCACCCTTGACACCAACAGTATAGTTACCATTGACAGTGTACTTCACTTCACCTGGGGTATCGATACTAACGCTAGCACCTTTCTTTTTCTGAATGATCTTAAATTCTCCTGGTCCTTCACTGTACTCACCACCAGATAGGTTCTTGTTAAAGAATCCTGTGTTGAGCTCGAAGGTGCCACCAAACATATTGATCTTGCCACCATTCTCACCTGCTTGAATGTTGATGTCTTTACCTGACTTGAGGTTGAGTGTGCTGCTAGCATTGACAGTTACGTTGTCACCTTTGACAGCAGCATCACCACCGATAGCTTCAACATTGACAGGACCATAGACCTTCAGTGAGTAAGATGGCATGGTTTCTTCCTCGACGTTGCCATCCTCATTGGTGCCCTTTGACTGAACACCACCATCATCACGACCAGTGACTTCAATAGCAACAGACTTTGCCTTCTGAATCTGTGCCTGAGTATTCAGCACAAACTTACCACCACAACCAGACTGTCCTGGTGGACCAGCAGAGATTGTTATGTTATTGTTGTTGTCGATATGGAATGCTGTCTTACCATTGTACAGAGCAATGCCTTTGCTACCATCTTCAGGGAATTCATAAGCAGTAAGGACAAAACCACCCAGCATCTGAGAGAACTCAGGAATAGGTCCCTCGGCATAGTAATTATTACCAAGAGTTTCTATGTCAGTAGTAAAACCACCTGCTACTTTAGCTTGTGTATCTTTTGATGGTGTTTGATTTACTGAGTCGGGCATTATTTACACTCCTTATGGACAATCAATGTACTTGCCTGTACCGATCTTGGCATAACCTTGATCTTCATAGGTCTTAGTATCTAGACATGAAATAGATGGTAGAACTCTAGCACCTGCTCCACCACCACCGATGATCCTGACGACAGGAATCTCATTCCAGGCAGATGTTCTGTCTGTTGGTTGTACACTGACAAGATATCCTCTCTCATCAATGATAGCGATTGCTCTACCAGCAACACCATCAACATAAACATCAGGTGTGGAAGTATATCCTTTGCCAGGACTGATGATAGTGTAAGAGTCGATGACACATCTCAGTTCTGGATCTTGGTTGAGATTATACCCTCTACCAGTTCTAGTCACTCTAATCTCAGACACTTTACCTGAAGCATCTAGTAGTGGGATACCAGAGGCACCATATCCAGGACCAGTGATGATAACTTTTGGTGGGAACACGTAAGGACAACCTTGCTCAACGATAGGAATACTAATGATAGCTCCGTTACTATCTGTGATAGGTTTGCCAGCACGTGGTTTATCGAAGCATGGTTTCTTTGGTATGATTGGAGTAACCTCATCGTCTACATCTTCATCAATGATAATGACATCAGCAAAGGCACCTGTACCATTGATGAGGAAAGTAAGAGTCTCTGTGCTCTCAGACTGTGTGTCCTCACTGATACCAACGTAGACTTTTGCTTGATTGTCGATGATAGTAAACGTACCGAAGAGACTGTTGCTATCGAAGTCACTCTTACTAATACCATTACCATACAATGTATACTGTAGTAATGTACCGTTAGCAATGTTAGTTGTGGTGATAGTGTAGGTAATGGTCTCGCCTTCTTTGTAACTAAACTTATCCGAATTTACACTGTACGTAGGCGTCAACGAAGAATCAATCAGAACCTCGCTAGCGATTACAACAGTGGTTGATACATCTACGATGTCTTGGTCGTCACCATCGCCATCAACATAGGAAACAAGAGTGAAGTCAAACTGTTCTGCCTCTTCTGTCAATCCATCCTCAGCAATTTGGATAGGAATGATACACTGACCATCAATAATCTGTAGTGGGTTGGCATCAATGTCAACGCTAGACTCTAGTCTACCACCAACAATGTCCGACCTAGTAAGAGGACCATCTAGTTTATACTTGAAGTTAGTTCCGTCTGGAATGTTGAGAGCATTGACTGTAAAGGTGACTGTCTCTCCCTCTCTTACATAGTTTACATCAGATGTAACAGACCAGACAGGATCGTTGCCGAGACTATCACTAGCACCTAGGATGAAAGCATCAGCATATGCTGGTGTGTTAGTGATGAAGAATGAAATACTTTCTAGAGCATCATCATCGTCGTCACTGTTCTCGGCAATCTCTACCTCAACTACAGCTCCTCCTGTTTCATCTAGAGTAAAGGAACCAGTCAACCCACCAACAACATCAGCAGCATCAATGTCACCTTCTAGTGTGAAGTTGTAAGGACCAGCACCATCTACATTTTCTGTAGAGATAGTGTAGATGATAGTCTCACCCTCTTTGTAGAAGAATTTATCTGTTGTTACAGCGAACGATGGTACAACAGGAGCAGTAGGACCTAGTGGAGTGGATGGTGTTACTGGTTGTGTAATTACAGTTGATGGTGGAACAAATGGTGTTGGTGCTGTTCCTGGGACAGTAGGTGTGGTAGGACTATTACTCTGTCCATCAACAAAGTCTAGGATTGTACACTTCTTGACGTTACCGCCTGGGAACGTAGCTTCAATACCTTCAGGTGTCATGTTAGGTTCAAACTTCAGGAAGAAGTTCTCTTCTCCTTCAGTTTCGTCATCAATATATGTTTCAAACACTATAGTCTTAGTGGTTTCTCCAGGTGGGAACCCAACAGAAGATCCACTAAAGATCTTGTCATAATCTTCACCCTGATCAGCAGTGCCACCAAGAATTGTCATTGTGAGACTGGATGGTTTTGTGGTGTTACCACCTCTAGTGATAGTGAAGATGGCTTGCTCACCCTCAGTAACTTCAACGTCGTCGATCTCATATGTGATGAGCACATCTGTTGGGGTGCTACCATCAATTTCATCTGTTTCTCCGTCAGGATATGTACCACCAACAAAGATTACATTAGTATCTGGTAGAGAATCTAGTGCTGAAGTATTTTTTGCCTCGTCACAAACATATGTCGATCCATCTAGAGGACCATCTTCTAGAGCAGCAATAAGATTATCCAACCAGTCATCATCTTCTTCGCCAGTGTCACAGTCAACACATTCTTTTCTAAGTTTCTGACACTGGGCAGCAGGACCATCACAAGAGATGCCAAGAAGATTTAGTACACCGTTGATAGCATTGCCGATGATGTCTAGTGGTGCTGCCAGAGCAGATAGAATCTGTTGTAGTGGACCTAGAATTTTACCTAGAAGATCTTCGATGAATGACAACAGTTGGTTGATGATACCCTCAACTAGATTGTCCACTAGACAAGCAGCATTAGAGAAAGCATCCATCAGATAACCGAGGAGCAGATCAGTCAACCACTTGGCAATCTTGTCAGTAAAGTCTGCCATCTCACAACCAAGATCATCTAGGATATCATTGATGGTATCTAGAATTGGTTTTAGTCTGCTTTCTTTCTCGGTGATAGGTTGAAATGGTTCGATGCCTAGATCAGGAGCAACGGGACCTGTATTAGTATTTCCTAGAGCATCTTCAGCAGCAGCGTCTGTGTATAGAATTAGTTCTACTAGTTTATCTACACCTTCACGTACTAGTTTGACAATCTCTCCCTTAACTCTAGAGACGAAACTTTTAACAAGACGTACTGCCTTATTAACATATTCCATTCCACCATCAATATAGCTATTAAGTTCTCCGTTGACCTGACTAACATAGAATGATCCAAGGTTACCTCCCGACTGCTGGGTTGCTGCCAACATGTCACCGACAATCTTGGTGAGACCACCCTTTAGATCACTCTCGGATCCACATGTGGGGTCAGCAATTTCTACACATACCTTGTTACCTGTTGGGTTGGTGACTGATGCTTCAGCAAACAAACCATAGAATGCTGCTGGCATCTGACCTGGGACAGCAGGAGCAATCTCACCAGCATCACCTGGCTTTGTTAGGTTCTCATCTTCAGCAGTAGTGCTGTCTGCTGGACTGTCACCGTTCCTTTTCTTATCAGAACCCATGGGTGATGATAAGTTTGGATTGACAGAGGAATCTTTGTATGTTGTGAACTCTTTCTCTGTACCACTAGGGTTAGGATCTTCCTCTACGTTCTCTAGTTTTGTAGCACCAGCAGTGTGACCAATCGATCCCATGATGATTGGTTTCTGTCTATCATTATCTACATAAAATCCAACCACCCAGTTACCTAGGTTCAATCCTACACTAGCACCAGTCTTACCACCATCACTGAATGGTGTAGTAACAGGTAGCATTACCTGTGCCCAAGGCAACTCACTAGTAGGTGTAGCATCACCACTTTTCAGATGTTGCCCTACAATTCTTACCTTATATCTACCAGAATTCTTGGGGTCTTCGTTCTTATTACTTTCAATCTGTCCGATCCACCACGAGAATCCATCGGCACCGATCTGATGTATTGGAAATAGAGATGATAGTGCTGGATCCATATCACTTCACGTTGCTAGCGGAGTCTTTCATACCGTAGATGTCCCTGATCAACTCGATCTTTGTCGTACATGTGCTACTATTTAGGAAGACATTGTTATGTGACAGAGCAGAGACCAAGTATACACCACTGTTTTCTTTGTCTAGATTTTCCTCTTGTCTTTCTACCTCTGCTGTCATGTTAGGGAGCAAGACATTAAGTTTATCACCTACCTTGAGTGCCATGTTACCAGGAATAGTGATCTCTAACTTCTGGTTCTCCATGAAGTATCTTCTGGCAACACTTTGAGCAAGCCAATACTTCTGATAGTCTGGGAAGTTTGATCCACCTTCACCGCCATTGTCTCTCTCCTCTGGTGACCCAGGTGTCTCTTCATCATACCAAGTCTCATGGTCTACCAGTACAGTCATGACTCTAGTAGGATTGATAGACAACTCCTCTTGTGTTGCTCCTAGTTTTTCTTGACTACCTAGGTGTGCCATGCTTTCAAAGTTTTCTTTCAAGTTATATCTAAACTCCTCATAGAAACCAGTAGACCAGTTGTATGTAACTACGTGACTAGCATACGTACCGCTCCTCATCTGATCTAGCATGTCAATCTCATTGGTAAACTTGTAGTCCTCGATGACTAAGCGGTCAGGATTATCTTGGTTAGGTTTCGCTTCATATGTAGCGACTTCACTCTCACCACCAAACTCATCCCCACCTGTGCTGAAGTAGAAGTCAACAGAATTAAAGTTGAATCCAGCACTGTTCTCAAAGAATAAGAAACCTGCTGTACCTGATGCCTTGCTAGTGTCACCAGATAGTTCTGACTGTCCACCCTCTGTAGTCTTACCAGCGTCACCATCTGCTGCTTTGGATGACTGTGGCACTGCCTTCTGTGATAGAGACTGTATAATATGGTGTGCTTTCTTACCGTTGGGGAAGAACTGTACTTGATACTTTGCTCTCTCTTTGAAGATCTCCTTGTCGGTCTTGAGATTCTCCTTGAGAATCTTATCAACAATCATATCAGGAGTTCCCTTCAATCGTTTGGTCAGTCTAACACCCTCATTGTATAGTGCTTCCTTCGACGTTAGTGCTAGGTTGTAGTTCTGCATGCTCTTGGTGAATGATCTGTTGTAGATCTTCCAGACATACATCTCAAACTCATACTCTACTTCTTCTACGTCTTCAATCTTTAGAGTCACTCTTTCTCCACCCTGAATAGGAATCTTGGAGATAAAGTTACCACCAGAGTCAGCAACATTCAGCACAGCACTAACAAATGGACTGAAGATGCTTTCATAGTAAGCAAATCCAACTGATGCCTTGGTAAAATTGTATTGGTTTCCATTGACATCATAAAGGAAGCACTCCTTCAGTTCAATAGACTTTGTATTCTTATTTGCCATGATTAGAACATTAGTGACCCGTACATTGAACTCCAACCAGGAGTGCTGTTGTAGATAGAGAAGGGACTAGAACTATCTAGCGGAGCATCGTCTTGTGTTGGTGTCGCTGCTGCTAGAGCAGGGATAGTAGCGATCGTTGGTCCTTGATACTGAGGTGTTGCTCCAGCAGTAGTAACTGGATTGTTAGCAGCACCTAGTTGTGGTCTAGCACCAGCAGGTTGTGGTTGCTGTTGAGTTGCTGTGTGTGTAACTCCAGGAGCGTTGAGCACGTGACCACTAGCATAGGTAGAGATGACAGCGTTGTGGAATCTCTCGGTGCCCTCAACATGTAGGTGAACAGCACTACTTCCAGGGTATGCTGATGGAGTTCCAGGTAGTCCACCCTGTGTACCTACCATCGTTCCTGGTTGTACAATCTTACCATCTAGTTGGTGTTGAGGATTGTTGACGTGGTAGTACATGCCAACTTTCTCATCAGTCTGTGGGTCATGGAATGTAATGCCATGATTGTCTAGTTTCTTATACTTGACGGGACCAAATCCAAGAGGAGTATACAATCTTGCTCCAAGTCCATCGCTACCATCACTAGGACCAGCAGAACCACCAATAAAGTAGTCACGAACTTTCAATCCTCCACGATTATCTTCGTGACCATGGTGTAACTGAGTGTTAGCAATGGTAGATCCTTGTGCTAATGCTGTTGGTGTGCCACCACTGAGTGACAGGATACCAGTCTCATTACCTTTTGGAGCAGCAGATACAGCACCAGTCGGGACAACAGGAGCACCCCCGCCGCTGCTGCTGCCGCTACCAGCAGCACCAGGACCCTTTGATTCTTTCTTGCCGAAGTAAGATCCCAAATCAAAATCACCTGTCGCTGCTTGTGCTGGACCGCCACCAAAGATAGCAGCAGCAACAGTAGCAGGTAGACCAAACGCTGGAACTAGTGTGTTAAGAACAGGTTGAATGGCAGGCTTCAGCATACCAGCGATGCCACCGAGAGCACTCATTGCTTTCGATAGCAATCCGATCAGCAGACCACCACCAACTTTTGATGGTAGTTGCATGACCTGTGCCATTGGGTCGGCAATCGAAGCATCACCTGCTGTTTCTTTTGCTGCCTGAAATGTATCAGCAACAGCGTTGTTTCTATTGAGTGGGATGACACTGCTTCCAGGTTCTAGTGTACCTGTAGTTGGTTTAGTAATGATACCACCTTCAGATAGCTTGGTGGAAGATAGGCGAGGAGTAAACTGTCCTTGACCAAACATACCACCACGATCACCAGCACCCATCCTTGCCCATGGTGTACTGGAGTTCATCGGTTGTGGTCCGATGGGTTTAGAATATCCTGTCACTCCTTTGTCAGCACCCTTCTTACCACCACCCATGAAATTTTTGAATAGACCTTTGACTCCATCCATGATGCCACCGAGGAGTCCTTTGCCTTTACCCTCGGGACGTTCTTCCATGTCCTCAAATGTACTGAGGTCTTCTCCCTCTTTGATAGCAGATTGTTCTCTTGCTACCTTAGCATCTGCTTGAGCATCCCTGAAGTTTTCTATCTTCTGTTGCTCAATAGTATTCTCTGTCTTCTTTAGATCGTTATCTCTATCAAAATAATTCTTGATTGATTCGAAGACACCAGTAAACTTCGCTAGTCTAGACTCGCTAGTAGCTTTGCTTTTTGCTTCCTCTGCTTTCAAGGAAGAAACCTTTGATGAGATTATTGATAGTGCTTCTGATACTCTACCTAATGCTTTCTCTAGTCCTGACTGTTGAGGAGTTGGTGCTTGAGCATTAGCATCCCCATAATCCATGGGGTTGATATCATCTGGTGCTGCTGGTGCTTCACCAGGAGCAGTCATACTCTCATCTAGTAGAGCACTATATCTCTGCTCTTTAGTGAGAGATGGATCCTGAGATCTTCTTGGACTACTAGACAATGTGCCCTGTAATCTACGTGCTCTGTCCCCACCAAACTGGGACATCATTGCCTTGGTAAAGAAACTATTCTTTATCCTGTCTCTCTTTCTACCCTCAGTCCTTGACTTCTTTTGTTCTAGTAATTCTTCTAGTCTTTCAGATTCTTCTGCTGTTCTATCTTCTTTATTCTTTCCTTCTAACTTTGCTATCTCTTCGTCACGTAACCTCCTCTCCTCTGCTGCCATACCAAAAGAGTCCTTGATCTTGCCAGCGACCATCGCTCCGAGATCAAGTCCGTACTTTGGTTGTGAGTATGATACAAACCCGTGTGCCATACTAGGAAGTCAGTGGTGTCATACTTATTTAGGACGCTGCCAGGCGTTGTCTTCTTGCCATCTCCATAAAGTCAATCTTACCATCAGATGTCATGGGTATTGGTTGTACAGCAGCGCCACTCTGTTGTGACTGTCGCTGTTGGAGTAGTGGCATAACTACAGTGCTGGTAGAAGCGGGAGGTTGAGGAGTAACAGGTGCTACTGGTGGTTGTGCTGCTGCCGCTGATGCTGCTGCTTCTTGTCTTCTCTTGGCAGCACTACGTCCCACCTGTCTGTTGCCTGAAGACGACGACGCTGGGGTCGATGGTGTTGCTGGTGGATTAGCAGCTGCTGTTAGTGGAGCAACAGGCATACCACGATGGAGTCCCATCTTATTAATCATACCCTCATAAGCAGCAGGAGTATACTTTGCTTGTACATATTCCGCTGGTCTCTCCCAATACTTCATCCAATCATACGCTGCTTCTCCAGCAGATCCAAATTGAGTAGCAAGATATCTAGGACCATGATCTTCACCGAGAGCATAGTCAATCTGTCCTTTCCAGTTGTTCTGCCAGTCAGGAACTGCTTTGAACATCTTCTGTGCTCTACCACCATTCCACTGGAACAATCCAAACGAACCAGCACCAGGATCATTAGGATTGTGTGCTCCTAGTTTGAATCCAGACTCTCTACTGATGTTAGCAGTGATACCCTTAGCATGGTTCTCACTTAGTCCCTTAGATAGTAGATAGTTGTAGACAGCGCCAGCAGTGGTAGTACCAGCACCACCTCCCATGTTTACTTCACCAGAGAATGGGATCTCTGCTGCTGATGCTGGACCTGCTCCCGTAATGAAGTCCATCAATTTACCAAGCAGTCCACCTCTCTTTATCTTCTTCTGTTCTTTCTGTTCACCTTGATCACCAGAAGGAATGTTCTGACCGATCTGAATGTCAGTTGGTAGTGTAGGTAGACCAATCTTCTTAGCGATAGGATCTGTAACCTGGCGTACCATGTTCTCTACAGGGTCTGCCCATGTACCAGCACGCTTAGTCACCTCTCTCATTGCTACGATCATTGGAGCAAGAGACTGGAGTGGGTTGTTCTCTGGTGTGATGACCATCTCTTCACCTGCTTCAGCTGCCATGACCTTAGGACCAGCAGTAGGTAGATCACCTGTCAACCTAGCACCACCAACTGCTTGGAACTTAGGAATGGTTCCACCCTCAGACATCTTCTCCATCATTTCTTTCTGGGCTTCATCATTACCATAGATGTTACCAAACCCACCCTTCTCATCAGGAACAACGTTCATGACATCGATACGGTTTAGTCCACCACGAATGTTCTCTCTAATTCTAGCGTCAAACTTGGCGAGGTTTGCTGCTTGCTTTTCTCTATCCTCTTCGTTCAAGAATGGATAACGAATACCTTCAATAGCATATCTAAATGGAGCACCAACAACATCAAGGATGTTACCTGTTACTTTGGTTGCCTCGTTAGATATCCCCGCTAGATTTCCCATGCCACCAATGAGAGCACCCATCGGTCCTCCTATCTCTTCACCTTTCTTCTTCAGGTAATCTCTAGCTTGCTCACCAGCACCACCTTTCTTAGTGAGTTGGAAGAATCCCTCACCAATAGCAGAAGCAGCAAGACCAGCACCACCTACGATAGCAGCACTGGTAGCAGCAGCACCAGAAAACATACCAGCAACTTTAGTTGCCGCCGCTTTCATTGGTTTCCATAAGAATCTTCTACCGTAACGGAACAATGTCCTAGCAAATCTCTTTGGATTCCTCAGTCTTTTCAACCACTTACTCTTCCTGAACTTGTCGAACATGTCGCCAATGTCAAGACCGCCACCATCATCTTCACCTTCATCACTACCCTTTTTCTCACCACCTATTGCTTTCTTAAATTTGTGGATCTCTTTGTTTTCATCAGTCTCTGCTTCTTCAGCATCTGCTTGTGCTTGATCTGCTGCCTTTGCTTCTAGTGATAATAACTTCTTCTTGGAAGCATTAATATCACCCTGTAGTTTATTACCTTCTGATAGTTTCTTTCTAAGTTCTTCTAATACTTTCTGTAAGTCAGCAGACTCTGGTGTAATCTTCTTCGTGTCGATTACAGCGTCAAGTTTCTTTTCTAGTTCACCTACCTGTCTATCAATATCCTTGGCAACACCACTCTCTTTCGGTGGACGAATAGTTCTAGCACCAAAGATACCAGCAGCATATCTCTGTTGCTTTGTGAGTGATGGATCTAGTGTAGCATCAGGACTAGACGAGAATATTCCTCTCGTTCTAGCAATAGCATCGCCACCAAACTCAAGACCTAGTGCTCTTGTAGCATAGAATCCTTTCTCCTGGGCAGGCATACCTTGAGCTGCTGCTTCTCGTCTGAGTTGAGCAGCACGACCGAGAGCATCCTTGACCTTGTTAAAGGTGAATAGACTACTGTTCTGGAAAAAATTTGGTCCCTTTGTACCTTTTTTGTCAGCAAATTTAGCAGGTTTTAGACTCTTTCTAATCTTAACAAGAGTTTCTTTCTGCTTCCTCTGCTTTGGTTCCGCCGCTTGAGGTGGATTCTTAATTGATTCTACGAGATCATCTAGTCTAGCATCAAATGCTTCTGCCATCCTTTCGGCGGCAGACTTTTTCTTACGTGCTGGTTGGCGGAAGATAACACCACTTCTACGTGGTAGTCTTAATGTTTTTGGTGCTGATAGTGGTTGTGTTGGTGTAGGTTCAAAGGGAGCCTCAATCTTAACAACGATTGGTTCATCAACCGTCTTCTGCTCTACCTCTACAACCTCTAACTCAATAGGAATCTCTTCTACTTCCTTTGGTTCATCACTTAAGTAACTATCTTTCAACCACTGAAAGTAATCAATCATGATCTGGTAGGACTCACCCCCACCAGGCATGTGCATCTGAGGATACCCTCGGGGATCCTTCTTCAAGTTAGAAATAATTTTGTCTGCTTCAGCAACAGAGCAATCAATAAATTTAGAGTACGATGTACCACCAGCGTCAGTGCCGCCAGTTAGTTTTGCTTTGAGTCTGTCCCACTGAGCATCACTAATCTTCCCACGCCACCATGGACGATCCTTATCTAGTATTCCTGATGGTGGAGTGGGGAGACTCATCTCTGTGCTGCTTTCCTAGCTTCCTCTTGTTCTTTAATGTATTGATTCAGCAGGGAAATGTACACTGTCCTCTCCCATGGCATCATGTTTTCAATCTCTGTCAATGAATATTTATGGTGCTGCATGAGGGAGAAGTTTGTTTTATAATAGTTCTCTAGAGTATTATAAAACATGCTCACCCGAAAAAAGACTGTAAGCCCTCCAACGTGTAGGTCGATTCAACACCTGTGTTGGGGTTGGTTACTTTAAACTCATGCTTCAGTGTTGGCATGGTCTCAAAGAACTTCTGTACCAATTCAAACTGTTGTTGTGTCATACCTTCTAGGAAGGTAACAACCTCAGACTTTTTCATATCACTAGCGTCCCACACCTCTTCACCTTGAAACACTTGATCAATACAATCAGCGACTAGACCCAAGATACTTTCTGTACTATCCAAATCTTTATTGAGGAGAGTGAGGTCTACAAACTGTCTGAATCCAGGGTACTTCATCATCAGACCAGTGTCATCATTGAGCATGATCTTTCTGGTGTGACCCTCAGGTTTGCTGACTTCAATCTGTTCGATGTCAATAGCAACAGTGACTTGAGTCTCCCCATCATCTTGACAGGTGACTCTCATCTTAATGTCTTCACCAGCAGAGACAGATCTAATCTTGAGGAACAGATACTCTAGATCAAATGATGCTAGGTTGTCTACCTTGACACCACGTGTTTGAATACAAGCAGAGAGAGTTTGTTTGACTGCTCTTTCTACTTCCTTCTCGTCTTCTGATTCCATAGCGAGAAGCAATACCTTCTCTTCTTTCACTAGGAATGGTCTGTACTTTACTTTCTTTCCAGTAGAGGGTAGCGACAACTCATAGGTTGGCACCGATAGAGTAGGTAATGGCATTAATATAAATTCAAATCGTATATTTATTTAGATCGACTTTTTCAGGTAAAAAATGGCGGGAAATTTTTTTGGGAATTCAGGTAATCAACCTTCGAAATCGGTAATATTATTATACAGTATACTATACTTACTGTAGTAGAAGTTAGCGGTGACCTTGGTCACCTGTGATGCTCCATAGGATAGAGGGACAGCATCAATAGCATAGGGGAAGCAATCAATCAGTGTGTACATCATCGATGCTCTACTGTTAGCAGCCCTCTTACCTTTCTCTGTTTTAGTGATTGTGATGTTACACTGATACTGATCAGGGTAGTGAAGACGAATAGACTTGTCTCTAGATCCTAGTGTTCCTGTTTCAGACTTTAGTTCAGACAACGAAGCACCTGATCTGATATACTTTCCTGTCTCATCTAGAATATCATTGTTTTTTGAATCATATTCATTGAAGATAAAACTCTGCCAAGAGTTGAGGAACTTGAGTGGTGTCATGTTAGCATCACACATCCATCCTAGTTGGAAGTCAGTGTACAACTTACCTGTAGCATAGTTTATCTGACCTTCACCTAGTCTAACACCAGTCAGGTTACCTGTTGATGACTGTACGTTGGGAAGTTGTGCTTCTTCACAGAACATCTTCAGCACGTCGGCAGCTTGACTACCATCTAAGTTCTCATCCGTGTCAGCAGAACTAGTACCCAGTCCAAACTCTAGACCAATCTTCTTAAATCTCTCTCGAATTAATTCGTGGGCAGTGTTGCCGAAGTTAAACACTACATCAAAGTTATTACTGTATGACATGCCACCCTGTTGGGCGATGACATCTACAAACTTTGCTAGTCCCTTTGGTTGTGACACGCTAAATATGGATAGTTGGTCCAACTATATTTATCATGGCATATTCAGGTGTTTATAAACCAACCAACCCACAAAAGTATAAGGGTAATCCAACCAGGATAATCTATCGCTCGCTGTGGGAGAGAAAGTTTATGTATTTCTGTGATCATAATGAGAGTATTGTGGAGTGGGGTAGCGAGGAAGTAATCATTCCTTACCGCTGTCCTACTGATGGAAGGATACACAGATACTATCCTGACTTCTATATGAAAGTAGTATCGAAGAGTGGAATGTATAGTAAGTATCTCATTGAGGTTAAACCCAAGAAGCAAACCAAACCACCGAATGATAAACCTAAAAAGAAGACTGCCTCTTGGAAGAGGGAAGTCCTAACCTACGCCAAGAACCGCGCTAAGTGGGAGGCGGCAGAGGACTTCTGTGAGGACAGGCAGATGAAATTTTTAATCCTCACCGAAGATCACCTAGGAGTCTAAAATGGCAACTGGATTCAAGTCCATCCAACGTAATCAGCAGACAGATGACACTGGTTACGAAACTTTGTTTGAAAAGATAACTAAGAAAACAGAAGGAGAAAAGAAACCTCTCTCCTGGTATCGTGCTGCTGTAAAGTCTGAGTCCAAAGTATATGGTACAGACAACACACGCTACATCTCAGCAGAACGTAGAGATAGTACAGGTGCTAAGAATGAACAGGACCAGAACATGGTCCGTCGTTATGTAGTTGCTGGTCACCTGTACATGTTTGAGTACAAAGCTAAGATGAGATGGTTACCTTACTACGATAGATTCCCTCTTGTCTATGTGATCAAGTCAAATAAAAATGAATTTTTTGGTGCCAACCTACACTACCTACCTATCAAGCGTAGGATCATGGCAGTCAACAAACTACTAAAGTATAATCGTATCGAGTTTCCCAAGAAGTGCTTCCATAAATACTTGCACTCTCATGTAGACGGATTCTATCTTGATCTCGCTTCAGCAGAATGGGACACAGCTATTCTGCTTCCAACCGAGGACTTTGTTAAGGATGTCAATGGTCATGTCTTCCCTTATCCTAAAGAGGATGTATGGAAAGAGACCAATGATTCTTTCTACGATAACATAAAAGCACAACGAGTCATCGAGGGGTATGCTAAGAAATCAAGTAAGGATATGGTAAGGTAATGGCAGAGTCACTTAATTTTATTAATACAGGTAGTCAAGCTTCATCAAGTACCAGCGCACGCCTAGCGTACCCTAGTAATTTGTTTGATAACTACACTGACTATGTGATGTTTGATTTCTACAAGTACAAGGGTCCTTTCTCTGGTGATGGTGGGGGTGGCACCACTAATATCGATGGTGTCACTCCCCAACTCCAAACATATAATCAGACTAACGGAAAACAATACACTAGATATCCTGGTCTAAATCCGTCTCGTATTGTTATGTACATGCCTGAAGATATCTCAACAGGATATCAAACAGACTGGACTGGTAAAGGTTTCAGTAACATTGGCATGAATGCTTTGAGAACTGGTGGCAATGCTGCAGCAGGTGATGCTGGAGCAGTCATCACTTCTTTCGTGAACAGTCTATCTACTGCTGCTAGTGCTGCTCCTACAGCTGTTGCTCAGGGTATTGCTACTGGCATCAATGCTCTGGGTAATGACAATGTAACTACTAATGATGTACTCCAGGGTTCTCTTGGTGTTGTCTTGAATCCTAACACAGAACTTATGTTCCAGGGATTTAAGTTGAGATCATTTGGTTTGAAGTTTAAGATGTCTGCTCGTAATGAAACTGAAGCAATAGAAATCGGTAAGATCATTGGCACCTTCAAGAAAGTGGCACTACCATCTTTTGGTCCTGATCCAGGAGGAATTGCTGATCTAGGTGCTCTCGGTAAGGCACTCAAAGAGAAGACTATTGGTGCTGATAAAACATCAAACACAAACTACATTGGTGTTCCAGGGTTGGTAAACGTTCAGTTTATGAAAGGACCTAATATACATGATCACCTACCACAGTATAAAGTCTGTGCTATCACTGGAGTTGACATCAACTACACTCCAGATGGATCATACAATACATTTACTGATGGCAGACCAGTTGCTGTAGAACTATCACTACAGTTCTCCGAGACAAAACTTGTCTACTCTAATGAAATCAATATCGAGGGAGCATCTTACTGATGTATTTTAATTTCTTACCATCCATCAAGTATGATGTCAAGCCGATCAGTTATCCTTTTTCTGAGTCGGACTATGTTGTAGCAAAGAATTTTTTCAGACGCTACAACATAAGTGAAACTGCTTTTAGTCAAGCAGTATACTTCAATAAGTATGCTCTCCAAGATGGTCAAAGACTTGACCAGATATCTGAGGCAGTCTATGGCAGGGCGACATATGATTGGGTCATTGTATTGACTAACAACATGGTCAATACTACCTTTGATCTACCCATGTCTGAGGCAGAACTAAGAAAGCATGTCGAAGGTCAGTATGATGACCCCTACTATGGCATCCACCACTATGAAATCAAAAGTGAAGAAGAACAGGTAGCAGCATTTGGTAAGGTGCTGATGCCACCTGGCACATGGGTTGACGAAGAGTTCTTCAATGGTACAGAGACTAAAGTTGCTGACACATTCCCTGACCTAAGTTCTGAACAAAAATTTGTAACCTACGAAAACAACTACGTCTTCTCTTCCACTGGATTTGATAACTCATTCGTTGTTGACTCACAGAATGCTACCTTCCAGACATATGGTGATGGTCAAGGTGAAGACGGTGGATTTATTTTGTATGCTCCAATAAGAAATGGTGTTAGATCCAACGGTTACCTAAGATTCAGGGGTGTTGGAGAAAGATTTGCTGAGTTCTATCAACTAGATGCTACACACCTAGACAACTTTGTATTCAAAGGAAAGTTTGGTAATGATATCAACGGTGGCGAAGAAGCAGAACTAGCAAATGAAATCTTGAAACTACAATACAGAATCAATGAAACTGATCCTTGGGAAGACATTGATATCATCATTCCTCTAGGTATGGTTCAGTATTTTGAGTTTGATGGTACACCACAGGCTGAACTAGGTTTCGGTGGTCCTGGTAGACCAGAGGGTTTGTATGAAAACGTCTCTCTCTATGTTGGTAATGGTGAAGCAGAGATCGAAACTACAGCAAGAGTTGATGTTACTGTAGCTGCTGATGGAACGATAACTAACATAGATATCGTTGACCGTGGTAGAGACATACCTAGCACCACAGTTGATTTGTGGATCAGGAACGAAGACATTGGTAATGGATTCTATTACAATGGTCCCGAACAAAGTGAGAATCAAAAAGAATATCTACCAGACCTCTTCCTCTTCTCAGTTAGTACGAGAGAGACACCATCTGGTGTACAGTTTGGTCAGTATTCTGATGTTCCTTATGAGTTCATCATTCCAGTTCCAGAAGAAGCAAAGACAGAAACAACTAGGTTCAGACTATTTCAACCAGAAAATAGTGGAGAAATTTTTGACCAGTACGCTGTTCAAGAACTTCAATATCAATTCTCCCAAACCTATACAGTAGGAACTAGTATTGATTACGTTGAGATTGATCCTGATAACTTTGTTGTCGAAGGTGTCAGATGGACACGTCAAGATGGCACATGGTATAGAGTTACCAAGAATGGTTTCAGATATAATAACAACGGTATGATTGAAACTGCTACTGGTTCTGACCTAGCGAGACCTGTTACTATTTTTGAGTATGAATCCTATGAAAATGAGAAGAAGCGTGAGATCTATATTCTCAAACCTGAATATTTAAGAAGACTAGTAGATGACTTCAGGAAAGCATCGCTCTACAAGAAGTCATCTGACTATGTTAGCAACAGACTGAAGCAGACTGGAGTCTAATCTTCTAGTTCCCAACAGGTAGAACGTGCTAGCTCTGGGTTCTTTTTTAGTGCTTGACTGACGTGACTATGAACGTCTTGCTCCAGTGTGTAGTGTGCCTTGGTGTGGACCAGTTGAATCATACCAAGAGACCCACAGATCATAAAGTTCATCAACGTGAGTGGATGAAAGAGAACCGAAGCAAATGTTTTCATCGGGTGAAGTACCGATCCATACGGAGTTTAATGTAATACATTCCGATGACCCACAGGGAGAAGAGGAACCCCTCCCCGTAGGACATAGAATTCCAAGCGTGAACTACATCCATTATTTAAAAAGCAAACTGTAGTATGTGGCGATGACTAGGAGGGTCAAGCAGACCCTCTCATAGTTCCATCTCATCAGTCGTCGTTAGCGAGAGCAGCGAAGTAGGACAGAGCATCGTCATCGTCTGACGTGTTAGCAGTCATCTTCTCACGGAAAGAAGAGGTCTCGGTAGGAATAGGATCGAAATCTTCCTCCTGCTGATCTGCTGCCACTCGGGGAGCAACGTTCAGCACAGCATTGAGACGGGTTTCCAGGTCATCGTAGGACTTGAACTGACTGTCGGAAGTGTACTCTTCGAGAGAGTATGCTTGCTTCCAAATGGTTTCGAGTTCATCATCGTCGGCAGACAGAGCAGCGACACGATCGAACTCACTGGAGTCATAGTTCCAGTAACCAGCAACAGTCTTGATCTTCAGCTTGAAGTTGGCACCTTCCCAGAGATCAAAGGGGTTGACGGGAGTCTCGTCTTGGAACTCAGGTTGCATTGCTGCCATGATCTTGTCGAAGATCTTCTTACCGTAGCGATACAGGAAGACCTTGCCTTCGTTCTCGGGGTTCTTGGGATCTTTCACCACGTAGATGTTGCTGTAGTAAGACAGTTTACGTTTCTGCTTACGAGCAACGTCCTTGTCACTCTCATGACCACTGTTCCACAGACCATTGTTGTGGACACAGACGGGACACTTGTCACCTTTCGTGGTCAGGCAGTTCTCGATGAACCACCCACCAGGACCTTGGAAGGCATGGGAGTAGACCTTTGCCCAGGGCACCGTCTCCCCTTCAGGAGCGGGCAAGAAGCGGATGACGGCATAACCGTTACCGCTAGCGTCAAGTTCGGGCTTCCAGAGACGTTCGTCGGCACCAGTCTTTTCGGTGCTGGACTTCTCCAGTTCCTTCTGAAGGAATTGGAAGTTGTTCTGGGACTTGCGCTTAAGATCTGCAAATGACATTCGGATTTCCTCGGATTGTTTCGGATTATGGTTGTGTGATCCCTACCACTCATACATAATACACTGGCACAGGGTCGGGAGTCAATCCCCTGTGCCACTTTTTAAAGCGGACTTCATCATGGCAACCTTCTCAAGGAGGTCGTCGAAGATCTCACCGATGGACTTATTGGCATCGCCACCGAGCATGACAGCAGCCATCTTCATGGACTGTACCATCTCTTTTGCTTCAGGATCATCACTAAGACTCAACCTAGCATTAAAAATCTTCTGCTTTTCAATCAGTTCTTCAAGCACGTTAAAGTATTCCATCTTCTTCTTGTCACTGAGGACAGGAAAAGCATGGGCAGATTGAAAGCAGAAGCGTTGGAGTTCTGCCATCTCCTGCAGATCTCCACGTACCATTTCTGACTGGAAGAAATTACTCATAGTAGTAACAACTTAGCTCGACTCGTTTTCTTCATGAAGTTTAACTTCTGGGCATCATACTTAAGTTTTTCCTTAAGTGGTTTGCTAATTAGTTTAGGAACGGATTCAATTTCAATCTCGTTTTTTTCACAGTAAAATACAATAGCATCAATGTAATTCATTTCGTTTTCAAATGCTACCTTCTCCACCTCCTGCGAAAATCTCGCAGTTGTCATAAATTTATCCTCCAGATTTTTCGGCATGTTTGTCTTGGTATTCTTGGATGTACTCTTGTAACAAAATTAGATATTCTTTTTTAGGGGACACAATACTGATCTGTGGGTCTCCCTCTTCCGTTGCTACAATAGTCACCAATTGCTGTACGGTAATTCCATACAACTCCTGAAGCATACAAGCGTAGCCACACTCCTGAACATAGTAGTCCAGTAGATAGTTTTCAGGTTTTTGTTTCACTGATGTCTTAAAGTCAATGATGGATAAAACTCCATCGAATTCTGCTATACAATCAACACGACCAGCGATTTTTAGCACATCTGAATAGAGTGCTGCTTCCTGTAGGTATATATTATTTATACGGTCCAGGATTTTTTGAGATGTATTGAACATGAACCAAGGCAAAGGCATGTCCTTATACTTGGTCTTGTCTAGTTCGTTGTTGAGATAATCTTCTACCAATTTGTGGTAGCGAGTACCTCTAGTCGCTGAACGAGTAGAGATACCCTGTGCTTTCTCTTTACCAACTTTTGCTCTCCATTTAGCAAGTGACTTCTGCTTCTTGGAGTTGTTACTAATCACTGTAGTGATTGAGGGATACTTGTTACCCTCTGGAGTAACATAGTATCTCTTCCCATCGATTGTAACTGTGTTCATCTCAATAGGATTATCAATCCCCACATGATTAAAGAGCATACTAGAATCCTAGGTTAAGTTTAGCAATGAGATAGTTCTTGACGAGACCAGAGCGAACAATGTCTTCGATGCCGAACTCTACCATCTGGAAGTCTTCTTCCATACTTTGAATGATTTTCATGAAGTCAATGATACCTGTACGTTCATTAGACTTTTGGAGATCAGACTGACGAGCATCACCACAGAAAATGATTTTAGTATCTTGACCACAACGGGTGATGATACTGTCAAGTTCGTGGAAGTTCAGGTTCTGACATTCATCAATGATAACAATGGAATTGTCCAGTGTAGTACCACGGAGGAATGATGTAGACCAGAAAGATACAGTCTCTTGTGCTTTAAGATTCTCATACAACATCTCGAAAGAGTTGTCGTCAGGCATCTCAAACATATATTTTACCATATTCTTGTAAGGAATTTGGTATAGAGATGCTTTATCTTCGTGTGTGCCAGGAAGGAAACCAATCTCCCTCGTAGCAACTAGTGAACGTACAAGATATACTTTCTCATAAGGTGTAACCTCACTGAGAACATCACGTAGTGCTAGGTACAGAGCAACAAATGTTTTACCTGTACCAGCACAACCATAAGCAAACAGATTCTTGCCTGCTTCATAGGCATCGAACATTACTGTTTGATTCTCAGTCAACGGTTCTACCTTGAGGAGATAGTCCTCATTGATAGGTTTCTTCCGTCTCATCTGCTTGGCAGACATCTTTGCTCCAGGAGCTTTGTTTCTTCCTCTAGGCATAAGTTACCACTCTACTTTTGAACCAGGCATGTTTGCAATTTTTTTCATGTGCTCACCCCAACCAGGGTGAGTCTTGTTCATCTTGTTACGCCAGTCTCCGACTTCTCCGACACCAGCACAACCTTTCGACCAATCTCTGTCCCAGTCAGGATTCTCTTCCTTCCAGGCACAGTATTCTTTCATGGTCATGTGGAGTTCCTTGGTCTCTCCAGTCTCTTTATGTTTAACAGGATATGTAGGCATTACCACTCCAGTGCTTCAGCACAAATAGGGAACTGTTCTTTAAAGATATCACGACATGCCTCAGCAATGATCATGTGTTCTTTCTGAGTGCCATGAGCACTCCGTAGATCTATATAGTGCATCCAACTACGGACCGATCCTGACATATAGATTTTGGTTGGAGTTGCTAGGGGAAGCACCATGCGGGCACACTCCTTAGCAATTCCTTTAGCAAGCATCTCTTGATAGAGATCCATTGCTTCAGCAAAATGTTTCTGAACTAGGATCTCAAACTGTTGCTTGGTAAAATCATCGATGTCATCGATGGAATTCTGTCTGTTCTTATCGTCTTGACGACGAAGATCAAATAGAGGGATTTGTTCTGCCAACATAGAACTGTCAGCATACCGTTGAGAGAACTCTTGATATGTGAAGCTACGATGACGCAGGATTTGAGCTGCTATTGCCCTGGTAGTAGAGATCTCCAGGGTCATGAACGCTTGCTCGAACACAGACCAGTGGTTGTGCTTGATACAGTAACTAAGCAGCCCCGCTACCTTCGGATTCTCCTGATTGTTGGGGTTCGATACTCTCGCTACGTACCCCATCGTCTTCTCCGCTTCGGGAGTCACTGAGATCAACCTGACTGGTGACTGGTTCATTGATGTATCCGAATCCATAGTGTGAACGTTCTTTGGCTTGTATTAGTTTACGAAGTTGTTGTGCCTGATACAACTCCTTTTTGATTTTAGCATACTCTTCGCTGTCATACAAGTGACCTTTCTCAACTGCTTGGCGTAGCCACTTAATGTATTGCTTGAGTGATTGTGGTTGGTTAGTCTGGGTATCCATCGTCGTCTCCTTCATCGTATTTAAATCCGAACTTGCTGGCGTCTTGCTGTAGTTCTAACTTGGGTCGGTAAGCTTCTGTGTCTGAATAAACTTCCGACTTCAAACTGTCAACTAATAGCTCCAGGTTCTTGACGATCAACTTGAGTTTTTGTCTGTCCATATATGTGTACAGTTTTATCAATTATACACAAAAAAAGGGAGGTCGTCAAGACCTCCCTTTAAGATTGTTATATCTACTACTTGTGAAGAAGTAGAAGTTCTCCGTAGATCATACCAATAAAAGCCACACAACCTAGGGACGTTAGTCCAACTACTTGTAGAGCTAACATGGCGATCACTTGTTATAAGTGTGACCACGATAGCAGAAAGTACCGTGTACTTCTTCACCGTTCTGCCGACACTCATAGCGGACACCACGGTAAGAGGTGACAGCAATCTGAGCATCATGAAGAGCAGCTTGCTTCTTGATCTGATTACGGATCATGTTTAGTGTGTTCATTGTAGGTCTCCTAAAGGATGGGATTTATAGCCCCGTTCCTTCAGTCGTTTGCGTCCCAGTAGTAGTCACATTCTGGTACAGAATCCTTTACGGTCTCGACCAGTTCTAACTTCCACTCTGGCTTCAGACTCTCATGCTTTTGAATCCCAAGGATTAAAGCATCAGCATCTGCACATGCCAGCGTTGAATACAGTAGTAATTCAATCATGGGATGAACGCTCCGTTCCGCGACTTACTTGCGTCTTATGTAAACATTCCGTCACATTGACCTTCTACTTTCGATCTAAGATAACCTAGAAGATTATACTTGGATCGTCTGTCTAGATTGTCATCCATAAGGATTTCAATCCTCTGTTGTAAGAACCTTTCACACGACATATGCCACCCGTAGGGTGAGTCGTCGGCATGATGGGCAAGGGTCAATGCCAGCAGAACGCTGAGCATAAGATGAACGATGGTAGTATTCTACCTTAATATATAGAAATCGTCAATTGTATTATTCAATACAATTTATAATCTCTTAACATGAGTGACTCTAGGGTCGGAACACCCTAGTTCTTTAATTATATAGTCACATGCTAAGCGTGGGCGACCTGTTGTGCCACATGTATAAACGTCCACAGCACAAGACCCCGCTTCAGGCCAAGTGTGTATAGAAATATGTGACTCTGCTAACAGTGCTACTGCTGTAATACCTTGTGGTTCAAACTTATGTGTCATTAAATTGAGCAAAGTCATCTTACCTTCGACGACTGCCTGCTCAAACATTTCAACTATAAACTTTTCGTTATTTAACTTCTCTACGTCACACCCATAAAGGTTTAATAAAAAGTGATCACCCATTATGTCAACCAGAACTTATCGTTACCCTTTCTATTACACTTATGAATCTTGACATCGTAACCAGCTTTTAGCAACCACTGAGCATGAACCAAAGTATGTCTCACATCCATATAGAAAAACACCTCAGAATATTTTTTGGTAGAGATAGGAATTCCATTAGAATTAATCCTTCTCAGAACTTTCTTGTTTGCTTTGAGACCTTCGTCCTTTTTCCAAAAAAGAATACAAAAAGTTTGTGCCTTAGAAGGAACAACTTCTAGGATAGCTCTTTGTTCTTGTGTACTTGGTTCAATCATAGTTACTTTTTGGGTGGACTCCAAAGTTTAGGGTTGACTCTACCTTCAGTTTGTGTCATGTTCCTGAAGTCATGTCTATATTTATCCCAATAATCATCAAAGATATCTACCTTCTTAGCAGCAATGACAATATCAAACTTGGTCATACCATCTTGAGAATACTCAACTAGGAATGCTGTGTATGGCAGAGATCTATCTTGTGCCAGTGTTGGATCACAGTCGGAGTGTAAAACTTTACAACCTTTCCCCATCAGGAACGACCTCCCCATTGAATCTGGGGAAATGCTTCTTCGACACACGCCTTAGTAATCTTATACTTCTTCTGAAGTTTCTTGTCCTTGGCAAGAATAAGAACCTGAGCTTCAGACTCTTGTAGTCCTTCCAACATCTGAATGAATAGAGACTCACGCTTTGCTTGCTTGAGTGAACTAGATCCACCTTTGAAGAACAAGTATAACTTACGATACTCATGCTCTAGCACAGTGTGCTCTGTACCAGCAGGGGCATCGTTAGGTTCAAAAGGGACATCACCAGGCGGTAGCATAGAAACTACACTCTCGTCATAGTTGACGATCAGAACAGACCTAAGAGCAGGTGTGTTGTGTTCCTGTAGGATTTTAATTTTTTGTGCTTTCGTCTTGGCATTGCTCACCTTTTGTAGCACTTCAGAAATAAGTAGTTTCATTTTGTAAAAGTAGTGGGTGTACGAAAGAAATATTTTTCCATTAGAGTGTTCAACTTATGTTTATGAAAATACTCCAAGGGTGGTTGCTTCTCATTATTATTTAGAGACTCATAAAGATCCATGATCTTATCTTCAATCTCTTCAGGCACACAATCAAAGTCAATCAGTTGTTTGTTTCTTTGATAGTTAGACAGTGCTTCCTCTGTCTTACAGAACTGACCAGGACCTTCCTTCACCCACTTAGCAAGATTCTTTTGACTAATAGGTTTCTGTCTTACACCAACAACAAAGGTGTCATCAGGTGAAAGATAATTAGGAATGCCGTCAGACTTATCACCCTTAATAATATGCTCCTTAACATAGGTGTAAGGGTCATCGTGGGTAACCTCCTTCTTCATGATCGGGTTGAATTGCTTCACACCAGGGTACTTCTGAAGTTGGATAAAGTCTTTATCTCCTGAGAGAATCAGAACTTTCTGAGTGCCTTTGTTCTTACAAAGAGTAGAGATCACATCGTCTGCTTCTGCTCCGTGTACCTCCAATACTTTAAAGTGAAAGTGATCCCTGATTTCATCACGGATCTTATTCAAGACTTCAAAGATGCTAGACCAGTTGTGACTAGACTTCTCTCTGTCTTTCTTTCGATTTTGTTTGTAGTAGGGGAAGACTTCTTTCCTCCAGTAATGCTTACTGTCGTATGCTAGGACAACCTCACCATACTCTTCCCCGTACTGTTGTTCATAAGAAAACAATGAAGACAAGACCATATGTCGTGCCAAGTCTACATTAAGTTCTTGGTTTTTCAATTGGACCATCAGATTACTAATCATAATCTGATTCATGTCAATAATAATCATCCTCGTCCTCGTCGTTGATAAATTTCACAGAATAAAGTTCTTCATTAATCACCATACCATCTTCGTCATACATTTCGGGGTGGAGAACATCATCTTTCGCCAGTATATTATACAGGAAATCGTTTGCTGTCCAACCAATTGTAACTCCCACAACAAAGAACAGTGCTGTGATCAACGTTGAGAAGAATAAAATTACGGGGGTCGTCATAGTAATACTCCTTAGTTACTATCTTCCTCCCAAGTGAATTCAAGTTTAAAGTTAAACTTTCGTTTTAGGAGGTGTACTCTGTGATGAAATTTGAATCCTGTGGGTTCGGGTTCCTGCTTTTTCTCCCTCCTGAGCATTAGCTCCACACCTTTATTTATCTTCAATCCCTGACTCATTTCTTTTTCGATGAAGAAATCATTCCTCGTTCAACAAAGTAGCGTACAGACTCAGTAAGATCACCGATGGGTTTCTCATCAATAACCAGTCGAGGAAAACTAGTATGGTTTGGGAAGTAAGATTGGAACTCTTCCATAGTGAGAGTTCTGCCAAGACGATACTCTTTGTACTCAAGTCCTACACGTTCCATAAGTTCTTTCATCTTGGTACAATATCCACATCCATTCGTCGTAAAGATTTTAATGTCCATAAAAAAGGGGGGTGTTAACACCCCCATATTATATCACAGAGCGTTGCCCCTTGGCAACACTTCTTCTGGGAACACGAAGTTCTCATGTGGTTGATCGACTGGTGCTAACCAAGCACGGAGACCTTCATTCAATAGAATATTCTTTGTATAGAACGTTTCAAATTCTGGGTCTTCTGCTGCACGAATCTCCTGTGATACAAAATCGTAAGCACGAAGATTGAGAGCAAGACCAATGATTCCAATAGAAGAGGTCCAAAGACCCATAACAGGTACAAACAGCATAAAGAAATGAAGCCAGCGTTTATTGCTA